TGGACTATTTTGAGAACACCGAGTCTTCTCCAACTAGACCGATAGAAATTTGAATCCCGCGCATCCTCCACCGAAAAGATACCGCTGTCTTCGCCTTCCACTCATGCTCCTATTTACCTACGGAACCTTGCGCCTCCATGACTACAATTATCACTATTTGGAGAAATACAGCAAGCACCTGGAAATGTGTAACACCAAAGACAAGTACATCATGATTTCACAGCAATATCAATACTTCCCCTTCCTCATCACACCTGCCATGTGGCCCGAAATGGCACAACATGCGACGCAGATTACAGGCGATTTGTATGAGGTGACGGACGAAGGGATTGAACGTTGTGACCAAATGGAAGGACACCCTGAATGGTATTGTCGCACTCCCATTCTCGTGGAAACCTCACAGGGTATCAAAGAAGTATATGCCTACTTACTTACCAAGGAAGCACTGGAAGTGGAGCGTGTGGGCGCTACCATTCTGTCCAGCGGTGATTGGATGCTGCGGGAGCAGGAGTGATGAACTTAAAGACTGTAGAAGAGAGATAGGTAGGAAGAAAACTTCCTCAACGGTCCTGTAATTCAGTGGGTAGAATGCCAGTCTTATATTTTTTCACTTATGTGAAAGAAGTTAGCTGGAGGTCGTGAGTTCAAGCCTCACCAGGACCACGCATATTCTGAGTCATGATATTGCCTGAGAATCTAAACAAATGCCCCCATAAACCCATTAGTCATGTCCCGAAAGGTCATCGCCTTTGACATCGGTATCAAGAATCTGGCCTTCTGTATTCTAGAAGAGGGGAGCAATAACCAAGTCCTTGCGCTGGAAAATGTCAATCTCCTCGGACCCGTGGAACAGCTTACCTGTCGTCTTTGTACCGCGAAGGCATCCTTGAAGGCAGGAACGCACCTCTGTTGTAAACGGCATCTCCCCCTCGGATTCACGGTGCTACCTGAACTCACCGCGAAGAAACTACCCGCCGTCGCCACGCTTCGTCAACTCGTCAAGGACCACCATTGTGAGAACCTGGGAACCACGAAAGAGAAGTGTCTGGAATCGCTGGCGACCAAGTTTGCGTTTCCCGCCGAGCAGCCGAAACAGGCCAATGCCTCCAAAGTCAGTCTGGAAGTCATTCACGACGCGCTTCGTCCCTTTGTCCAAGAGAAGGGTGCCATCTTAGATGGCTGTACGCACGTTCTTCTGGAGAATCAGCCCGCATTTAAGAACCCACATATGAAGTCCGTTCAGGTTCTTCTGTTTGCTACTCTTCGTGAATGGTTTCTCCAGCACAATCAACATCCCTCCTATCATTTCGTCCATGCGAAGAAGAAGGTGGCGGATGCGCCAAAGGGCGACGAGGGATATGCCGAACGAAAGAGTAAGTCCGAGGACCGTCTCAAGACGCTCTTTGACCAGGGTCATGTCACCAACCCTACGCTCTATGCCGCCTGGCAGAAGGCCAAAAAGAAATCCGACATGGCCGATGCTCTGTGTATGTGCGTGGATTTCATGACCTCTAACCAGAATGAATCTACTTAATGCGATCTCCTTCTCGGTGATATTCCTTTATTTGGTTCCCATTGTTCTCTTTTTCTATACAAAGAAGTTCGAGGACCTTCTAGGCCTAGTAGGATTAGTGGGCACGACATCACTGTCTGAGTTCCTGAAGCATTATGTTATCCGAGACGCAAGTCCCCGTCCGCCAGGGGCCACGGATTGTAATCTGCTGTGTAACGATGGAAATCAGGTCGGTCAGCCCGGCATGCCCTCCTCTCATTCGGCAGAAGTGGCCTTCTTTGCTAGTTACTACTGGGATTATACCAAGAACCCTATCCTGCGCGCCCTATTGGTTCTCTATGCGGCAGCAGTGATGGTATCGAGGTATCTTAAACGATGCCACACGATATCTCAGATAGGCGTCGGCGCTCTTCTCGGTTGGTCTCTGAGTGCGTCAATTAACGTGCTTAAAAAAGAACCTATTTGGAAAGACATATGAGCGGCTCAGGCGTTACCATTAGCGACATGCAGAACTTTGTAGAAAATATGGGTGGCTCCGATATTCCGATGAGTTCCAGCATTGGAAATGTAATAGAACTCGGCGGAGCGGAGGAACTGGGCGATGACTTTGGAGCGAGTCTCCTCTCGAATACGCGGGTCTCGGCTCGTTCGGGTGGCGAGTCGAAGTCGGTTTCGGCGATGGAGCCCATTAATGATATTTCGGTGGGTGCGCTGGAGCCGCTGGAGGGCATTTCCTTTGACATTCCGTCATCGGATAACAATGGATTCTCGTCACTGCCTGATATCTCCGTGAACAGGGAGGCGAGTTCGAGTCTGTTTAGCAACAATCAGACGGCGACGGGCCCGTCGATTAGCCTGGCCTCACCGACTCGTCTGAACCCCGAGGAGGAGAAGAAGAAGAAGCAGGAACTGATTAACAAGCTCAATCGCCTGGAGTCGAAGGGTTATACCTTGACAAAGCACTTCAGCATGGACAATACGCTGGAGGAGATTGAGACGGAGTATGACCGCCTAGTGGATGCCAAGAATCTGGAGGCCTCGCTTCGCTTCCAGCGTCAGTGCCTGATGGGCGTTGTCACGGGTTTCGAGTTCCTGAATACCAAGTTCAATCCGTTTGACTGGCAACTCGATGGCTGGTCCGAGTCCGTTCACGAGAATGTGGAGGACTTCGATGAGGTCTTTGAGGAACTGTATGACAAGTACAAGGGTCGTGGTAACATGCCGCCTGAGGCGAAGCTGATGATGTCGCTGGTGGGCAGTGGTTTCATGTTCCACATGAGCAATTCGTTCTTCCGTCAGAAGTTTGCGAATATGGATGCGGGCGACATTTTCCGTAACAATCCGCAATTGGCGAAGCAGTTTGCCGCCGCGGCGGCCCAGCAGGCGGGTCCAGGCTTTGGCAATTTCATGGGTGCGGCAATGGGTGTCCCGCAACAAGGATTCCCGCAACAGGGTATGCCGCAACAAATGGGTGGTCCAGGACCGTTCTACAATGCGCCAAATGGCATGGGCGCGCCTCCGCCACCGCAGATGCCACAGGGCATGGCGGCCGCACCTGCCCCGCCCGTTCAGCGTAGGGAGATGCGAGGCCCTTCGGGCGTGGATGATATTCTCAAGACGTTCCAGGAGGTTCGTGCCGCAGAAGTTGATATCAACCCACTGAGCATGCCAGGTCCGAGCCCTGTGTTCACCCAGCAGCCGGCCAAGCAGGCCATTTCGGAAATCTCGAGCATTCACTCGCTCCAGGAGGACGACCTTCTGAGCCAGGGTGAGAGCGTGCGCACGGGCAACACGGGTCAGCGTCGTGGTCGTCGTAAAGGCGTGACCCCTGTGGAGAACAGCATCTCGCTCAACCTCTAGGGGCTTTTTAAGAAAAAGCCCGCAAAAATGCCTTTTCCTAAAGAAAACTCATGACTTCGTTTTGCGCACTTTTAGCCAAAAGTGCTTAGTCTGCAAAAAAAGATAATTACTATTTAATTTAAACAACTCGATAAGAGTGCGCAAAACATATCAATTGCTTTGCGCACTTTTTCTAAAAGTGCCAGTGTTTTTTGCGCACTAAGCACTTTTACCCAAAAGTGCGCAAAACGAAGTCATGAGTTTTCTTTCTTAAAAAGTCCTAAAAAGCGCGTAACGCAGTCATATTCGCCGCATAGATGTCCGTGTGAAGCACATCGTCCTCTTCGTCCGCGGGCAGACCCGAGTCCTTGAGGTTGGGGCTCGTTCGAACGGCCTGGAGCGATTTCTCGAGGGCCGCTTGTTGGGGATTCTTGGAAGAACTAGCAGTGTTCGCCGCTGCCTGGTAGCGTTGTGCTTTGGCACTGAGACGCTGGAGAATCTCCCTCTCTTCGGGCGTCATTTCCTCGCCAGGGCCAGGCTTCTCCGCACACTTCGAACCAGGGGTGCCTCCTGAGCCGAAGAGGCAAAGAGAGGAGTTCTCGTTGAAGAGGTAGCCGAGGAAGAGCACGGCGGTAACGGTTGTCCAGAACGCAACCCAGATATTACGAGTGGCGACGAAAAGGACCGTGAAAATGAGGATACGTCGAATCCAGGGGTGCTGGAGGAATTGCTCCTGTTTCTTGGTGACTTCCAGGCTGATAAAACGTCCGCCCAGGTTGAGGACAAGCATCATGAGGCCGATGAAATACGGGTTGGTGTTAAAGATTTGTAGGAAGGCATCCATGGGACTAATTGCCATCATGGTTGGTAAGGCCTGAGGGGCCATAGCAGCCGGAAGACTCATCTGTTATATAAGGTTCTTATAGATTTGGGAACGGAGTAACCAATGTGTTCATGTCACTGAGATAGAAAAAGACGATGAGGGCCACGAGAATACCCACTCTCGGGCACCAGATGGCCGACGTCAGTACCAGCAGAATCACAAGTAAGCGCCACCAAGGGGCCAGGTAGAGGTCGGTCAGCTTCTTGCTGTACTCCTCTTCAAATAGGGCACTGTACTTCACAATGACAAGGAGCGCAAGGAAGACGGCCAGCGCACGGAAGATGCCATCGGTATTGCTCTGAAAGGAAAGGAAGGTAGGCCACGCAGGGGTTTTCATCTCTATTCCTATGGAGGTCATTTAACTAATCCTGGACAGCCTGGGTAAAGACTTGGTCGGTGGCAATCTTGCGTGGGTTCTCGCCGAGAACGGTCTCTACCCACCACTTGGCGCCGTGCTTCACCACCTTCTTCTCGGAAACAGAACCGCCGCCGTCAAACCCCTCTACACCCGAAATCTGACTGCGAGGAGCGCCATTGAGAATAAGGAGGAAGGCAAGGGCCGTGAGGAGTCCATAGACCCAACCGAGTGTCTGGACAACTCCGTACACCGCCGCGACGCCAAAGACTCGACCGAGGAGGGAGTCGGCGAAGACTCGGTAGTCCGCCGAAATCAGGGGCGAATAGACGATGACCAGAATCAATACAAATCCATAAAGGAGTTTGAACGGGGAATCCAGATTAGACAGCAGAACCTGTAAGGAATTGACAATCGCTCCCCCTTGTTGCGTGAGTGTTGAGGACATTCTGCTAAGCCAAAAGGTAATTAGCGAAACGGGGCTCCCTCAGGAAAGTTAAGAATGTCGTTGAAATTGATGTCACTTCGTAGCGTACATGACCTGTCGAAAAACTTCCGTTGAATGTCTGTTAGAAATCCAGCAGCCTTCGACGGGTTGTTTTTGATAAAAAGAAGCAAGGCAGCGTACTGGTCATTGGCCTCCGTTACCGCCGAATCGGTCGTAATGGGTGCTTCAGGGTTGACTTGTTGAGGGACATTCACAAAAGTATCGGCACGCAACAGGCTGCCAAGAAGTCGAACACGACGACGACGACCATACTGGAGGCGGTATACAAAAAGGGCCAGAACGACGACCGCGAGCAGGGTCCAGGACACAGACACTCGGTTCATTTCTCTGCTAGAAGAATGATTGCTTTTGGTAGTAGAGGCAGATGAACGGTTGCTCTTTAGACGATGCCTTTCAAGCACTAGGAAGCGCCCCTTCCCCGGGATGCGCATCAGATTATGCCACAAAGGCTGCCAGACGTGAGGAACGACGTAAGGCTCGCCGATGTAAGGGGCCGCTGGCGACGTATCTGGACATTGGCGACAAGGACCCAGACCGCCAGCACCTTAATAAGCTACCTGACGTCCCCGCAATGAATCCGGCCGTTGGTCTGCGCGAGCACGTCCCTGCGGATGCCCCTACTGGCTCGCTGGAGCCATTTGTTCCACGTAATGACGGTGATATGACGGGTGATTACGTTCGTTCGGAAATACCCATAGTCAACGTAAACATTCCTGGTACCACGGAGGCGCAGAAGCCGTGTCCTGGTCGAAAGAAGTTCTTTGGCGCGGACCCTGATGGTGATACGTTTGCGGATTACGTTCCTGATGCGAATAACTACCGTCTTCAGCCCGATTTCGCGAGCGCGTTTGAGCAGCAGGCGGGTGTGGGTCGCGCGGGGTCTGCTTCTGCCTCACTCCCCAACCCCTCGGTCAACATGTACTGGAAGCCGATGACGGCGAGTGGTGCCCAGACCTCCTTCATCGAGCAACTGCCGCCGCCAGGTGGCAAGTATTATCAACCGCCGGTTCGAATGAATGGCACGAGTGGAATGAATGGAGAGATTTCGAACGACGACATTATGAAGAAGCTCGACAAGCTCTGGGCCCGTCTGGATGACATGAACCAGTCCTCGCCAGAGCAGGTGACGTCGGAACTCCTGATGTTTATTTCCAGCGGTATCTTTGTTCTCTTTTTCATGGACCTACTGGTCAAGAAGGGAAGCACGCTGAAGTTCTAAGATTCTATCGCACAAATACTATAATATCCTAGGATTCCTGGGTATATTATAATATCATTCACGTAACTTCTATTGGTTTAGTACTTCACTTATGCTTTTCGCTGTTTTCTCGTATGGCGATGGGGGATACGACGGGGCTTTTTGATGGTTCCGCCGCGAGTAGTGTTTGCTTGCTGCTTGTTTGCTGTTGTAGAACTAGTTGTATGTTTTTGCCGTGGGACTGAGAGTATTACATTGGATGGTTTGAACGACTTAGGTTTAACAATGGGTGGTGGCCCATAACCCAATAGTGTTCTGATTGATTCGTTGAAGTGTTTTAATGCCTGTGAACGTACCTCCTTATTTTCCCTTCCTATCTCGGCTTCCAATGTATTGATTTGCTGATATACTTGTTCGTCCACCTTGTCAGAAAGGGTTTTATTGACCAGATTCTTCAAGGTTTTTAATTTGGTAACAAGACGTGTTACGTTGTTATTGACCTTAGTATTGCTCTTATTCTTGCCCTTAGAGGTTGGTCTTGAACCAGGCGGTTGATTCCATGCCCCTACCCTAACATTAGGGGGTAAAATATCCTCTAGTTTCTTTTTGATCTCTGGAATATCTTTAATAACTTTAATCGCTTCCATACCTGCTAACTTTTTGGTGAATTCATCAACTTTTTTATTTATTATGGAATTAAATTTTTGAATTATGTTATTTACCGTATTGGAAACAGTAGTGTCATTCGCAATCTCACCAAGTGTACGAATATAGTTAGTAATCGACTTTAGGTCGTTTTGGTTATAATGAAGTTTTTTGCGCAGTTTATTTATGGCGGAATTTCGCCCATTATTTTGCCGCGATGAAGGCGCTGGTGCGGATTGTATACCATTCTTCTTACTGGTATTAGAGGCTGATGTTGGCTGTGGTAGAGGACTCATCGATGAAGGGGACATAGCGGCATGTGTGCTTGTCTGTTTACTTGCGGCTGAGGTGGCTGGTGCATAGGAGAATAATTCACCAAGTGCTGACATCTTCATATCAGGGCGGTTGGGATAATCATTAATGATACGTACATACTCCTTTGCCATGTGAATAGTATGCTTGTCTGGCTTTGAACGTAAATTACTAATAAGTTTACTAAGGTTTTCTCGTTGATACGGTGTCATGGTAGCCGCTACCTTCTGCTCCTCCGCAATCAGAATGTCAAGAAGTTCGGATGGGTCATTCGCTTTCTTTTGTTTAGTTGCTTGATTCCTCTGGTTGGAAGGAATAGTTGATTTCGTCCTATTTTTAAACGTAGTATTACCTGACTTCTGAATTTTTCCAAGAAGTTGTGACACCGAGCCAGGGGAACTTGTATTGATGGTAACACGGTTACCCCTGTTCACCTCCTGTTGTTTGGCATTGCCCCTGTTTACCTTCCTGAGCGTAGGAAGCTTGAACGTACCATTGCCAAAATTCTGCGCCTGACGCGCAGACGGTGGTTTCAGCGCTTTTCGCGCCGCCTCCAAATTCGCATTTTTAACCCCTTGTGCGATTGCGCGGTTACGACGCCGTTTCGTGTTATTATTCAGATTTCGCAGCTTTTGTCGCGCATTGTTCGTTTTTAAAATAGAATTTTTATTAATTTCCCATCTTGGTTGTTTTTTCGCATTCACAACATGAACCACTTCAGGCACGTTTCCAGAGACATCTCCTACCTGGACTATCTCGGCTTCGGGTACCGCTTCAACCTGACCAAACTGTCCCTGGATTCCACTGTTCCGTTGTTGTACACTGCTGGCATCGCCAAAGACGCGACTTACATTTTGAGAAATCTCTCCTTCATTCCACTCCTCGGCTTCGGGTCCCATCTCGATGCGTCCAGGTGCCCCCATGTTTCGAACATTGCTCACCTTGTTAGCAACACCAAACACGCGACCTGTGTTTTCAGAGTCATCTCCTACCATTTCGAGTTCAGGGCTCAAGGTTTGCGGGTAGAAATTAATTGCCTCTGCCACATTTGCCTCCTGGCCTTCCATCGGCATTACCTCCTCGCTTTCGATAGGAGGGACATTGATTTTTTCGACAGGGGAACCCAGATTCTTTTCCAAGTTCTTAATCCTCTCATTCAGATACTGAATAGACTTGTTGTACCTGCTTTTTACGTATCCAGACGTATTGCTGTGGGACAGAGTAGAGCGACGACTCAGGGCGTACACCTGATTCTTGAGAGTCTTGCGCCTGCTTTTCATTATACCCAGCAGTGCTTTGGTATACATTTCCTTCTTACGTGTGTTATTGGCGGAAAGACCGGCCACTGCCGCAAGTGCCTTTTCACGATTTTTTTCTTCCTGTTGCTCATTGGTTAATAATACATACTGCTGTTTTTTCTTGGGTAGGCCCGTCACATTCGTAGAAGACGTTGGCTGACCATCATGAGGAGAACCTGATTCAGATGCGGCGGGCAAGCTAGCTTCAATGGTCTCGATGTATGCTAATGCCTGTAGATAGCGACGTTCGGCAGCGTTCCTTTGTCCTTGATTGGTATTAGCAGTTACACTGCTTACGATTTTCTCCGCCTTGGCACGCCATTCATCAAGGCGCGCTCGTCTTGATTCAGCTGGCATAGCAAATAATTCTCGATAGGCATTATTCTTCACATTAAGCCCCTTTAGCGCGCCGCGTACATTGTTAGTGATAGCAATCGTCATATTGCTTAAAGCGGCATTCGCATTATTAAAGAGTTTTTTAGTACCAAGGTTATATTCTACTGCTGCCTGTGGTTGTGATCCCTGTGAAGTAGCATTCGCATTATTAAAGAGTTTTTTAATACCAAGATTACCTTCTTGAACCGCCGCTTCGGCAGCGTTATGTTGCCCTTGATTGGCTATGGCAGGGGCAACACTGACCGCATTGCCTGAAGTAGCATTCGCATTATTAAAGAGTTTTTTATTACCAAGATTACCTTCTTGAACCGCCTGTTGTTGCGATCCCTGTGAACGAGAATCACTCTCACCCACTGGTCCTACGTTCGCAGCGTTTTCTGACGCCTTAGCACCACTCGAGTTCCCCTGGCCAGGTTCCACACTGGAATTCGTGGACTGTTCTGAAACCGCAGCAGCCTGGGCAGCGGCTTTGGCAACAGGATGAACACGGCGATAGACGAGCAGGTAACTATTGTTGCCAATCGTGAAGTCATTCTCGGGGTCGATGCGGTTATTTGTGACCATCGAATCATTGTACAGAACAAATGGCAGATCATCCGAATTGGTCACATCCCCCTTGTTTGCCGCATTGACGCGAAGATAGACGTAATGCCCCTTAACCCCGCTTCCGCTATAGAGGATGGCACCATAAATTTCGTAATTACGTCCATGTACGAGAAGGGAGGGCTCGGCTCTCAGAGACGTAGTAACGCGTATAGGCACGATAGGGGGAGAGGGCACGATAGGGGGAGAAGGCTCGGTCGTCTGAGACTTCTTATTGTCTGCCACTCTAAAGCGATTGACCTCCATAAGTAGATATTCATTCTTGGGTACAGGTTGATAGTTGGTTTTGATATTTGGATTCGGTGTGATTTTCGCAGCCTCGAATAAGTTGTCCAGTGAAATAATACTCTTATCCTTACCATCCACATACATGTTTTGATTGGCAAGTTTCGTAGTACTTTTCATAGTTTCCTCATAGGTCGCCATGTCCAGTGGAAGGATGTACTGGTCATCTCCTTTTCCTTCCGTCTCGATGTTCAAAGGCTTACCATTGGAATTTTGAACTACCTCCTTTGTCCCTTTCTTGAAGGCGAGAAGAGCGGGGATATGTTTCGTCGCATCGTTCACACCGAAAGCCTGTATCATCATTCGTAAGAACTCTGTTGCATCCTGCTGGGTCTTTAGTGTACGCTTCTCCCCACCTGTGGAGATAACATTAAGATACGCGATATACTGCTTCATAAGGTATTGAATGGGTTCGTCCGAAATATGACCCTGAAACTGTTCATTCGGTGGTATGGTCTGAATGGATGCGGTCGACTTGTCAAGGTCCTTAAATGCCTGTTGGAGGGCACAGAAGATGGCATCTGTGTTCACATAGTGAATAGCATCTAATGGTTTTAGAATGGCGCCTCTATTGTTACGAAGTTTCTTTTCGAGTGTTTCCACTGTAGCATTCTTCGGCACGGTATTGGTCTTACACTGATATTGGAGTACCGCGTCACGAATGGGGGGAAGAGAGAACAATAATTGAACGGCGGACGAACAATAGCAATCAACGCCTGATTGGTTCTTGATACCGAAGGTGGTAATCAGATTTGGGTCTTGCTGTGCCTCTTCATTCTTCTTTGCTGCGGCTGCTGCTGCTGCTGCTTTTGCCGCTGCTTGTGCCTCTTCATTCTTCTTTGCCGCTACTGCTGCCGCTGCTTTTTCTGCCTCTGCGGCTGCTTTTGCTGCCGCTGCCGCCTCTGCGGCTGCTTTTGCTGCCGCTGCCGCCTCTGCGTTGGCTTCTTCTTTTGCCGCCTCTGCGTTGGCTTCTGCTTTTGCTGCTTCTGCTTCTGCTGCTTTTGCCGCTGCTTCTTCTGCGTTGGCGAGAGCCTTTGCCGCTGCTTTTGCTGCCGCTGCCGCCTCTACGTCTGCGTTGGCTGCTGCTGCAACTTCTTTTGCGTTGGCCGCTTGTGTATTCGCAACGGCACCTATATCTTGTAGTAAATAATTACGCGCCCTCTCGCGCTTTTGTGCCGCGTTAGGGTCGTCACTAACATTATTCTGTTTTTTCTCATATGCGTTGTTCACGATATTCTTGGTCAAACCCTCTATATTGTTGATACCAAGGACGACGGTGGCATAGTATATAGCGTGTATTATCCTTAACAGATAATCGCGTGCTTTCTCGAATTTCTCACTGTTTTCAGTAGTCTTCGCGCTATTTTCCTGTTTCTTGTTAAAGGCATCGTATACCATAGACGGGTTCAACTCCGCTACACGTTGTCCGATGCCGAGAACGGCCGCCTGTTTCGCGGCCTCAGCCATTGATAGGGCAGATGGTACTGCTGGTTCTACTGCGGCTTCTTCCTTTGTTTTTTCTTCTACTGTGGCTTCTGCTTCTTCTTCTACTGCGGCTTCTACTTCCTTTGCTTCTGCTGCTTCTGGTGACGCGGTGATGCTCTGACCACTAGCGGCATTTGGTGTCACACCAGTATTCGCGGCTGCTTCTGCTTCTGGTACAGTAGAATCCTCAAGAGCAAGGAGGGCCTCACGTGCCTCCATAAGTTCACTCTTGATTCTCATTTCATCTGCCGTGGGGGCCTGTGTGACATTATACTTCTTTGCCTGCTTCTCATGTGCCTCACGGATTTGATTAAACGATACCCCATTCAAGTTAAAAAATCCAAGACGTCTCGCGTGAGCAAGAAGGCTCTCACGGTCATTGGATAGTAGACGAGTGAATCTTGGACTCTCTGTGATGAGTTTCTCAGGTTGAACACCCTTATTACCGTTCTTACCGTTCTTCCCCTTCGCATTTGCCGTGGTACCAGTAGCGGCATTTTCTGTCGTACTAGTAGAGGCATTTGCCGCTGCTTCCGCCTTCTTCTCCCTGTTTTTGGCCACCGCCTCGCCGCTGAGCTGACCAAGTTCGCCTCGCTTGAACTGGATACAAATCTTCATCTTGCCATCTTCTTGTGGCTCGTAGGTAATAATAGGCTCGCCGTCTTTCTTGATATTCGCAGCGGATCGCGGGTCCATGGTTTCCAGTAGATTGAGGGCGAGCGTTTGAACGATGCGGCGAATGGGCTCACAGTTTCCCAACATGGTAAGAGACTTGTCGGTGGTACATGTGCCATCATACATGGCTTGGACAATCTCCCACTTTTCCGAGAGGGATACGCCCTCGCCATCGAGACCGAGTAGCTCGAGTACCTTCCTCTGGCTCTCCGTGAATGTCTTGCCATTCTTCTTGGTCTTTTTCGGGTTCTCGAGCTCGATGGTGACACCGAACAGAGTCAGCGTCTTTTTGTCCTCCGCGTTATTCTTTGCGTTGGGAGTCGCAGCACTAGAGGCATTGGTCGCAGGGACAGGAGCACCAGGAGCAAGAGCAGGAGCAAGAGCAGGAGCAAGAGCAGGAGCAAGAGCAGGAGCAAGAGCAGGAACAGGAACAGGAACAGGAGTAAGAGCAGCAGCATTGACAGAAGCAGCGGCAGGAGAAAGAGCAGCAGCATTGACAGAAGCAGAAGCATTGACAGAAGCAGAAGCAGGAGCAAGAGCAACCGCGTTACCAGAAGGATTGGTTACAGAAGCATTACTAGATGCATTGGTAGGAGTAGGAGCATTGGTAGGAGTAGGAGCATTGGTAGGAGTAGGAGCATTGGTAGGAGTAGGAGCATTGGTAGGAGTAGGAGCATTGGTAGGAGCAGGAAGCACGCCTCCAGAAATGGGGTTAATATTTGCATCCGCCTTGGGAAGAAGCGATGTCTCAAACCCATTCTCCGTGTAACCAGCGGATAATCCACTACTACCACCGCTCATGGCATGGATGGTACCACCCCCAGTGGGTAACAAGGAAGCGTTCTGATTATAACCAGGTACAGCCATTCTATCTTATTCATTTGTTTAAAATATGGGACAAAAAACGAATGAATACAAAGTGGACAGAAATGGAACCTAAGACCGTCCTACCACTATGATGCTAGCAAACAATGGATAGCTACACCTCGGACCCGCAAACGAGAAAGCGTAAGATTGAGTGTAAACCCGAGCTCGTCATCTCCAGTCTTCAGAAGTTCTACTCGTCTCATCCGGAAATTGATAAAGTTCTCACATATCTCAATGGCGAAGCACCACTTTCCCTGCGTATCATTGACTGGTTTGTTACCAAATACAGTCGTAAGAACTTCGTCCGCTACCAGCTCAACGGTCAAGAATTCCTCGTATATCTGAGCTACAAGGGGCAGCTAAAAGCCTATTCCAAGCAGTATTTTGACCCGAACTGTCGTAGAGAGCGAATCCTGTTCAAGATTCCAGGTCACGACTCCTTCACGACCACGATTGGAAAGCTGAACTTCTTCCGCTGGGCACTCGAGTCCAATATTCTCCATTACATCGAGGAGCACGAGGAAGATATTCGCAACGGCTACAATGCCTACTTAAAGGAAACGGTCCAAACGCAGAAGAGTCCGAAGAACGACACGGCCTCCTCGACGGATTCGACGGACTCGATTACGAGCGAGACTTCGACCACGAGCACCCATTCCGCTACGAGTCAGACATCCAATCGCAGCAACACGCGTCGCCGTCGTACGAAGCAGAGTCCGTCCTCCCTCAACAAACTCCAAGTGTACTCTACACCCGTGGAACTGACATTTGACTAAAATTGCTTCGTCTGACTATCGTCCTCGACGGGTTTGTTGACATAGAACATGCGAATGTCATCCATCTTGGGTCTCAACTGTTCCGCCGCCTGCGCCTGTTGCTGTACGACCACGGGATTGACCCACCGATTGTCGAAATTGCGCTGTAGCAGTTTCGTGGACTCGGCGAGGTACCCCGTGTTCTTGTCCTCGTAGACACAGGCCTGTAGTTCACGAGTCATGTTTCGAGCATCGTACGTCGTATCGTATTTGTCGAAATACGGGTTCTGAACGCCCCGTGCCGATTCGACGTCATAGCGGGGTTGCGCCCGATGGTTCTTGTCACTCGTGCGACTTGTATTGGGAAGCATATCATAAAACGGTGCCTGGCTGTTCACATCCGGACGATTCATGACACCATACTTACCATCGGTTTGCCAGTGTTCGAACTGGCGAGCATTAATAGCATCCGTCGCATCGACTTCACGGCGCGACCGTGCCATGAACTGGGGAAGGGGGAAGGCCTCATAGGCCGATATGGTATGACGATCGGGGTACACGGGTTGAGCCATTTAAAGTACCTACTTAGTAATATCTTAAGATGTTTATTGTGCCATTTATCTACAAAGTATCCAAACAGCATAACATGACCGTTCATAGTATTCATATACTGACGATTGGTGGAACCCAGTTATGGGAAGAAGAGGCGGGGCTGGACGTGGACCGTGACATTTTGGAGCCGAACGACATTCATCGCACGGGGAGCATTCTCGCCGAGGACAAGATTCGATTCTGTGAGGTCGATACGGAGAAAACGGCCATTCGCGATTTTTACAAGTGGAAGGAGCTTCCGCTTCAAGACGAGGAGACCTTTTGTTGGCGAGACGTCTATTGCTTTACAGGGGAGAAGGGGGATTTCTGGCTGGATATCCCGCCCAAGGAGAAACTGGGTCACCTCCCCCTTGCTCGTATGGTACGCACGATTCTTCGATTAAAAATTGACGGAAAAGACCCGCAGAAGGTCATCTAAACAATGAACGCGTCAGATACGTAGACATGATGGACGCCCAGCGACACAACAAGACGCAGAAGAAATGGAGTGCGGATCAGACGACCGAGAAGGAGGACACCTTTCGGGCGCTGATGGATGACAGTGCTCGCGAGGCGTATTCCCGTCCGTGGCACCGAATCGAGCGTGGTCTGCGTCTGAATCGTCTTCGTCTCTTTATTGAGGAAATCTCACCGCAGTACGGCGTGTCCAAGGAGGAGAAAGACGGCATGTCCAAGGAGGAGAAAGACGCCTTCTTCCTTTTCCTTCAGAAGTCCCTTGACAAAAAGCTGCTTAATACATTGAAGGTGGTGGTATATGACCAGGAGAAGCAGCGTATCACGGCCATTCGTGGCCTGGAAATCAAGCGGAACGACGCGGGTCTATTGAAATATGCCTTCCAGGCAAAGACACCGAAGGTGGAGGGAACGAGAAAGAAGAAGAAGGAAGAGGTGGCCTCGGTACAAACAAAAATTGAGGAGTAAAAAGCATGAATACTAGCAGGTAGATAGTAAATGACATTTCTTGAAAAACTAAAGGAATTGATAACTCTTTTCGACAAATGGTTATCAGATCCCGAGGACGCGACGCAGTTGGAGCAGTGGATCGAGGCAGCCGATGCGTTGGCCTACTCCTATGAGTTTTCAGACAGGGAACAGGTCTATGTCGACCGAATCATTGAAATGTACGCGGAGCAATTTCAGGAGACTATCCGCCGCACTCCGCCTACACCCATCGATGCTCCTCCAGATGCCTACCTAGAGGAACTCCTACAACGAAAACAGACGGAACAGCGAACGCCTGAATGGTATGCGCAAATGTCCACGATTATTTCGGCGAGTGAACTCGGCAGCCTGTTTTCCTCTCCTCGACAGCGCGCGAAACTCGTTGTGTCCAAGTCACTCCCCTATCAGCCACGCAATCAGTCTCTGGCCGTTCCATCGGACCACATGAGCGCATTTGATTGGGGCATTCGTTTCGAGCCCGTTGTCAAGCAAATCTACGAATATCGATATGGCGTAACGGTGAAGGAGCTGGGGCGCATGCATCATCCCGTGGACCCCCGTTGTACCGCATCACCTGATGGACTCGTCTACCACTGTCCCAAGAGGGAGCGAATGGGGCGTCTCATTGAAATCAAGTGTCCTGTGACACGCGAAGTGGACGGAGTCATTCCCAAGGATTACTATACCCAGATGCAGATGCAACTCCATGTAACCGGTCTCAAACACTGTGATTATATCGAAGCCGTATTCGCCTCCAAATACAACAACATGGATGTGAAGGAAGGACCAGGCCTCTATAGTGGGCAAGTCGCCCTGGTTCGGTACGCGGAACTGAAGGGAAATCAAGAATTCTATTATGTGTACAGCCCCCTTCACTGCGAGGAAGACTGGACGCCTCCCCTCGCAGAAGGAGAGGAATTGGTCGAGCTCATTCCATGGCGATTGATGCTATGGAGTGAACAAGGTGTCAAACGAAACGAGGAGTGGTGGATCTCTCTTCAGCCCATGATTCACGCCTTTTGGGAGGATGTGGAAAAAGCCAAACAGGGCGCGTTTACCGTGCCTGACTCCACGAGAGCCCCCAAACGCAAAAAGGAAGAGAACTGTATGATTGTCTTCCACAAACTCGATGAGGACGGGAACACGATGAGAGATACCATGGAAGACATCGGTTCGCCGCCTAAGAGACCTTGCGTTCCTTCCCAAGACGTGGTGATGTCGGAGCTTCAGCTGGAGTCGTCATAAACAAAAACAGAAGATATGCGCTCACCAACACCACCGTCATCATAAGAATGTTTGTGGTTGAATAATGACCCGACGTATTTTTTAATTGCTCCAGAAGGAGGGGTCCCAGTAACATGGTGACCGCAATGATAATACCCGCCGTCACAACAAGAAGTAGTACAAACACAATTTGTTGTGCCGTTTCGTCTTTCATCTTCTACTACTACGTCTCTACAATCCGTAGTTGGCCTCGCTGACACTACCACCCGTGTTATTGATGGGAATGGGCATGGAATCCGCCTGGTAGAAGTTCAGAACGAGTTCCTGATAAGGAGCCGAGCAGCTGTCAGGATATCCTCGCTTGTAGTTGTTCGTCATCTGGCGATAGTTACCCGTCTTCGAAATCATACGTTCAAAATCGGTGGCGTAACAGGAGCGAGAATTTACGCAAGAGAGGGATTCCTGGACGCGGGGCGGTGACATTTCATCCCCCAGCAGGTGATACGGTGTATTGTTGTAGACATCGGCGGGGCCAGGCGTATCGGGCGGATACTCCAGAACATCGGACTCGGCGCTCGACTGTGGCTTTAATAGGCTACCGAGACCTTCGGAGGCGACGTCGGCAGGGCGATCATTCCGATTCTCGAAACCCTCCCAAAACGAATAATAGGGATAGCCAAATCGCTGCCATCCATCCCGTCTCCACCAGTTCTTCTGGGAAGGAGGGGCCGAAGGGGCCACATAATTAGCAAACGGCACCTTTATCATCGACACGACTGTGACGATAAGGATGAGTACGATAATAAATAGTAGGTATTTCAGCATTCCTATTGGATGGTGCGGAACTTTATAAGTTCCGGAAAGATAACCTCCATTAGGAATGCAGGTGATTAAGCGCGACGGTTCACGGGAGGATGTCTCCTTCGACAAGGTGCTAACGCGCATCCGTATCGCGGCAGAGGGCCTAGAAGTCAATCCAGCCCTCATTGCGCAGCGAACGCTGCTCCGTATTTACGACGGGGTCAAGACCTCGGAGCTGGACGAGCTCGCTGCCCAACTCTCGATTTCCCTGATGACCACCAATCCTGATTATGGTACACTTGCCTCTCGAATCATTATCTCGAATCACCATCGCAATACCTCGGACAAGTTCACGGAGGTCGTGAAGGCGCTGGCCCATCAGACCGTCCCCAAGACGGGAGAGCCCGTGAGCAATGTCTCCCAGGAACTCATCGACATCTGTGAAAAGTATGGACCGCAAATTGATGCGAAGATGGATTACCAGCGAGATTACCTGTTGGACTATTTTGGTTTCAAGACGCTGGAGAAGTTACAGTACCTGATTCGGGACACGAAGGGCAAGACCCTCGAGCGCCCGCAGCATCTGTTTATGCGCGTGTCTCTGGCGCTCTGGGGTTCCGTCGACCTGAATCGGGCCTTTGAGACGTATGACCTGCTGAGCCAGAAATACTTCATTCACGCGACACCGACGAACTTCAATGCGGGCACTCCCCATCAACAACTGTCGTCGTGTTTTCTATTAAGTATGAAGGGGGACGAGCTTGGTCTAATATATGATACGTTAAAGGACTGTGCAATCATCAGCAAACACGCGGGAGGCATCGGTCTCCACATCCACAACATTCGTGCGAAGGGTGCCCTGATTCGCGGAACCAACGGAACCTCCAATGGCATTGTACCGATGCTACGTAATTTCAATGACACGGCTCGCTATGTGGACCAGTGCTTCACGCCTGATACCCTGGTGGAGACGGACAAGGGTCCGCAAATGATTGCGACCATTATTCCAGGCGAAAAGGTTCTTACCAGTGAAAACAAATACCACACGGTCCAGAAACAGGTCCTACATCACTATTCGGGAAAGATGTACCAGATTCTTCTGGAAGGCAGTGATATCCCTGTCCAGGTCACGGAGGACCATCCCATTATTTCCGTTCACGCGGAGAATCAGCCCTTTGATGTAGTGTCTGCGCAACTCAAGGCGGGTCTGAAGGCTATTGACTATCACGAAGTCAAGACACTATCGGTAGGTGATTTCACGTTCTTCCCAGATGGTGCGCATCGCAAGATTCAGTCGATTACCCCCGTGGACTATGAGGGTTTCGTGTACGATTTTGAGATTGATGGCCCGCATGATTATTGTGTCACGCATCTGGGTGTCGCCCACAATGGCGGTGGCAAGCGCAATGGTTCCTTTGCCATCTATCTGGAGCCGTGGCACGCAGATATTGAGGACTTCCTGAGACTAAAGCTGAACACGGGTGCGGAAGAAGAGCGTTGCCGTGACCTGTTCTATGGACTCTGGGTTCCTGACCTGTTCATGGAGCGTGTAGAGAAGAACGAGCCTTGGACGCTATTCTGCCCCTCAGAAGCACCAGGATTATCAGATGTTTGTGGAGACGAGTTCCGTGCGTTGTACGAGAAGTATGAGAAGGAAGGACGGGGTCGCAAGCAAATCGACGCCCAAAAGCTCTGGTTTAAGGTATTAGATTCGCAGATTGAGACGGGAACCCCCTATCTCCTGTACAAGGATGCCGCCAACAAGAAATCCAATCAACAGAACCTGGGTACCATTAAATCAAGCAACCTTTGTGTCGCACCTGAGACCTATATCTTAACGGATAAGGGTCAGGTACAGATTTCAGAACTTGCTGGTCAAGAAGTCAATGTATGGAATGGAGACAAATGGTCAAAGACAACAGTGACGAAGACGGGAGAAGACCAGAAACTGGTAACCGTTCATCTCAGCAATGGTGCTCAGATTACATGTACCCCTTATCACAAGTTTATTATTCGTGAAGGATACAATGACAAGGTATGTCTAAAGGATGCGAAGCGTGTGGATGCGGCTGATTTGGTACCAGGTACCATGCTAGTCAATTGGACTTCACCAGACCCAGATATGATTACAATGGATGTATCTGTCATTTCCGTAGTAGACGACGGTAGAACGGATGACACCTACTGTTTTAACGAGCCTGATAATCACGCAGGTGTGTTTAATGGTGTTATCACGGGACAATGTACCGAAATCATTGAATACTCTAGTAAAGACGAGACCGCGGTCTGTAACCTCGCCTCCATTGCCCTCCCCACCTACGTTAACAAAGATACACTTGCCTTTGATTACCAGAAACTCCGTGACGTCGTCAAGGTCGCCATTCGTAACCTGAATCGCGTGATTGACATCAACTACTATCCCACACCTGAAACGGAACGCTCGAACATGCGCCATCGCCCCGTTGGTCTCGGTATCCAAGGTCTCGCCGATGTCTTTGCCCTCCTCCGTGCCCCCTGGGAATCCGAGAAGGCCGCCGACATCAACCAGCGTATCTTTGAGCACATGTATTATGCTGCGGTGGAATCCTCCTGCGAGGCAGCCGAGCAGGATGGTCCTTATTCCACCTATGAGGGTTCTCCGATGTCGCAGGGCAAGTTCCAGTATGACTTATGGGGTGTCACGCCGCTCACGGAGCAGGACGGTTCGCTTGACTGGAAGAGCTTAAAGGAGAAGGTGGCCAAGCATGGTGTGCGAAACTCCCTGTTACTCGCGCCGATGCCGACCGCCTCCACGTCGCAGATTCTCGGATTCAACGAGTGTTTTGAGCCGTTCACGAGCAACATTTACACGAGGCGAACGCTTGCGGGTGAGTTCGTGGTAGTAAATACGTATCTGATGAAGGACCTGGATGCCCGTGGCCTATGGAACGAAAACATGAAGCAGCACATCATTGCCCGAAATGGTTCCATTCAGGGTATGGACGAAGTCCCAAAGTTCCTACAGGACCTGTATAAGACGTCATGGGAAATCAAGCAGAAGACGCTGATTGATATGGCGGCGGCTCGTGGCGCGTTCATTTGTCAGTCGCAGAGCATGAATCTGTTTGTTTCGGACCCGAACTATGCGAAGCTGACCTCGATGCATTTCTATGGCTGGAAGAAGGGTCTTAAGACGGGTCTGTACTATCTGCGTACGCGTGCCCCCGTCATGGCGCAGAAGTTTACCGTGGACCCTGAACTACAGAAGGCAGCCGAGAAATCGGAGCATGAGCGGGTGGCTCGCAAGCAATCATCTGAAGAAGGGTGTACGATGTGCAGCGCGTAAGGCGTAGCCGTCAAAGGCGTAGCCGTCAAAGGCATAGCCGTCAAAGGCGTAGCCATCAAAGGCGTAGCCATCAAAGGCGTAGCCATCAAAGGCGTAGCCATCAAAGACAAGCACTATCTTAGAAGCATAGGAATATACTTTCAAGATTGTATCATTTGTATTTTGTTTTTTGCGCCCTTTTTCTTAAAAAGGGCATTTCGTAAAAAGGGCACATGAGGATTTTTGCGCCCTTTTTCTTAAAAAGGGCACATGAGGATTTTTGCGCCCTTTTTCTTAAAAAGGGCCACATGAGGATTTTTGCGCCCTTTTTCTTAAAAAGGGCATAGAATAGGATGTCTGGACTTGAAAGCGGATCCTATCAGGAGATACGCAAACAAATTGAACGTGCCCTGACAGACAAAGATTTCACAAATCGAATCTTTCAATCGGTACATGGTATCACGGCGATAGTCAATGCGATTGTACAAACGAAGGGAGAGAATTGGGCGGCCCACGTCGTCGACGAAACAGGTCAACCTCTTCTTACGCCCGAGGAGCAGCAACGATTTACGGAGGCATTTAAGGATCATATCGATACGATTCTGTCGTTTTTCGGAGAATCACGGATACAAGAGGGTGGCGTGACAGATGCATCCGACAAGACAACTTCAACACCGTCTGTCGGCAAGACAGAGACGACGTCATCCGTAACAAAATCGACACCACCTGGCAACGGGACAGACCCAGCGTCATCCGTATCAGAAACAACACCAGCCACCGTCGAGACAGACACGGCGACGGAATCAAATACCACAAGCGGATCTGATGAAACCTTTCCTCAGCAGTTCATGAACCGAATCAATCATGTCAACCAAGTGGTAAACAATTATGCCACCAATTATGGAACATTGAAATTACAAAACGAGTACGATGTAAGAGGGGATGTTCCAGTCATTCCAGAGGCGGCTCAGACCGCCATTGCGTCGGGTGTCCAGGGACTGGCCCATATTCCCAATAACATGACGAAGGATTTTCTAGCCAAGATAAAGATCCCATTCCGCACCATCCTGTTTACCGTCTACGTCGCCCTCGATGTCGCGCGTATTTCGATGGGGTTCGCAGGCCATGAGAGTGGGCGTAAAATATTGTCCGCTCTTCTCGCGCTGCTTGAACTTCTGTTAGGTGATTGGAAGAAGTCCATTCTCACGTTTATGGGATACTATGGAATGTCGCCCATGTTGTATGGCCAGTTAGGGAAAGTATTCTTAATCGCATTCCGCATGTTCGACCCGCGGCTTCAGGAATCGTTTTTACTGGGTTCGGTTGACGCTGTCAAGTCGTTTATAGTGGGCATTCTTTTGTCCATTTTCCAAATCACGGCACCTGAGGAGATTCGTCGCCCTTTGGCTGCTGCTCTACAAAGGGTGGCGGAACGAAAGGCGAAAATCAATGGTGTCCTTCAGGGAGAGGGTATCCCCGCACGTCCCGACTACTTATCGCCGAGTTTTGAGGATTTGAATAACATTCAGGCGGTAATTAATGATAAGGCGTACATATGTTCCTGTGAATTCCAGGAATTGGTCGAGGCGATGGACAAATCAAGCATCATAAGAATTATTTTACAACTTCTTAGAATACCTGTAACGAAGGAGTCTATTGAAAAGAGATGTGGCAAAATATTATGTAAGCCGTTTGTCACGAGTATAGTAGAGACTGCGCAGGAAGAGGCCAAAGAGCGGTTACAGGCACCCGCGGTGGAGCCAGAGGCACCTGCGGTGGAGCCGAATGCACCTGTGGTAGAGCCGAATGCACCTGTGGTGGAGCCGAATGCACCTGTGGTGGAGCCGAATGCACCTGTGGTAGAGCCAGAGGCATCAAATAATTCGGTTCCACAAGGGGCATCTGTGGTTCGGTCAAAGGTACCTGTGGTTCCGTCAGTAGATGCTCGTGAGGCACAGAAACAAAGAGCATTTGTATCGGTGGGTCCACCAAATAAATCTACGATTCCGACACATTCGCAGTTACCGTTAACACAAGAAGATTTGGATGCTATAGCGGCGCAGGAAGCAAAGAAAAAGGCAGAGAAACAAGCGCAGGAAGAGGAACGCGCTAAACAATTTTCATACCTATCTAAGGTACATTCTACCAACCAACCCCCTCAGAGTCCATTCGCATCGACATGGGCATCCAAACAAGCAACACAACAGGGACAGGCATCTGTGGCTCAAGCAGTACAAGAGACTAAGCAAACGGAGGAAGGCACTGTAAAGCGAGGAGGTCGAATCCTCCATTCACGCAGAAAGAGGGCCGCTCTCCCTTAATTCTTGCCTCCCTTCTTCTTTCCAGTCGCACTTGGAGCCCGAGTATCCTCCTCGACCTCGACACCCGCCAGTTTATGGACGAACAGGAGGTACTCCTTGGGGAATCCCCAGAAACAGGCCGGCTGCGAATCCGACGGCGGAATGCGCCGCGAGGACTGGTTGCCGCCATGCGAAAAGGCGACGATGATTTGCTGCGGAGGAATCTCGATGACCTGATGCTCGCGACCCGCAATCCACTCTTCACCCTCTGCCATCGACACGTGTGGAAACCTCCTTTCCAGCCATGCCGATTTCTTAAACGTAAGTGTTGCCTCGGATACGCGTTGCGCCAGTGGAATGTCAAAGGGCGGTACGTTCACCGCACTCACACCACGTTTCAGGTCATAGAGCGCCAGAGTCGTACAACAGGCAATCGAAGCCTCGCCTGTCTGACCCGCCTTGGTGCCCTTGGTGAGCCAGGCCACACGGCGACGGAAGGAGGTAGATGGATAATGGTCATCGTCGTCCATAAACAGAATGATGTCGTTCGCAGCATGCTCGATTGCCACATTCCGCTTCTCACCAATCGACATACGCCCCTCAATGGGGATGTACTTCACCTTAATCTTCGGCACCTGAATCTGGAAACTAATGACCTTTTCACTCGCCATGTGCGGTGTCTTTTCGTTGTCCTCAATCACAATCCATTCGATTTTGTCATGAGGATAATCCGTGGCCAACAGATTGTGGAACGCGATATCAATGAGCTCCTTGCGGTTATACGTGGGTGTAATTACCGTAATCGGCGGGCAATCCTCGATGTTCAGAATCGGCGGGCAGTGGAAGACACCCTTCTTCGGGCGACGCTCCTTGACCAGACCGTGAATCGTGGCAAGAAGAGGAAGGAACTCCTTACAAGACGTCGCAACACGCTGGTTCGCCGCCGCTTGACGGGTCAGGCGAGTCAACTCGAGGTCTGCTGCGCGGAATGCCGCAAAAGCCGCCTCTAGTTCCGAGCGAATCGTCTCCTGGGGAGCTCGCGCCAGCGCATAGCGAACCTTGCTGGAATCTTCATACTGGTTGCTGAGCCACGCTACTCCTTCGGAATCGTGATAGGAATACTCAAAAGCGGGTAGTTTGTTCATCATGGTAAAGGCACCTGCCACCTCTGCCTCCGCCGCCGCATAGCCAAAGGCCTCCCCCTGGCTACAGACCAAGTGTCCGCGATACAGAGTGGCCAGACGACGACGGGAATCCACGTCCAACTCCTGGCACTTCACGACCACGTTGGTCACTCCTGACGCCACGGCGCTCTTTAGGCCCTCCTCGAAGTCCGTCCGAGTGGTGTAGATGCGAAGGGCGGGGTCCGTCTCCTTCCAGTATGGAATCACTTGTTTCAGGTACTCGTACTTGCTGGTAGAACCGGCGACGAAGGAGACGAATCCGAAGTCACCCGTCTTGCCATAGGCGTCCTTGACGTCACTGACCTGCCAAGAAGCGCACCACGGAAGAACATGGACATGATCCGAACGAATCCCCTTCGCATCCAGCGCCTTTCGGAACGCAAGAGCCGACGTCGGATCACGGAACAGGAGCAAGTCGAACGCATGAACGTAATCGTCGTACGCAAACGACCATTGTTCAGGATTCACGAGCAGGATGTTGGTGTAAGCCCATGGAATGGCGCCAAACACGGGCGTTTCCAGATGGAACTGAATGTCACAATGCGACAGCGGCTCACGAAGGTCGAGGTGCTTGGACTTTCCAATCGGCTGACCGATGGCGTCCTGAAGCTTCTTCAGTAAACGGTCGATGACCACCGCATCTTCTGCCAAACCATAGGTATTGGTCTTATTATACAGAATGTGAACAGAGAGTGGAGCCATTTATCTTACGTGCTTGAATATCTTTTAAGTTGTATGAGTAGGAGAAAGAACGCATGACAGGAGAAGAAGTGCGAGACCTGGGTTACCTTCAATGGAAGGACCCGTGGGCTTGGATGGAAACAATGAAGGGAAAACGATGGGAGAACCATATCCAGCGAGAACGCCGACACTATAATACACTAACGAGCCAGCCCCATGTAGAAAGGGTGGCCCGACAAATGGAAAAGGAGCTTGCCGACGCCCAACAATATGCAAATCAACCAGGCTTTACCATCGGCTGTGGAACGATTCAAATTATTCTTGTACCCAACGCACGGTTTCTCTGGAAGTGGACGTGGGCAAAAAAGGCGATTCCTGCCTATGATATCGATGTCCAAGGCAATGTGGTGTGGTATGTTACATCAGATGAAGACAAACATTACCAAAATCGTCTGATATGTGAGGATTCTACGGGCAAGCGAATTTGGTCCAAGCCCGCCGTGTCTTCGCAGCTTGCGATTGTAGGGGAACTCTGTTATTACGTCAAAGTCGTGGACTACTTTAAATCAGTGGAGATCTGCGTATGTAATGCCCAGACGGGTGGAGAAGAACGAGTGCTCTATCGTGAGCCCGATGAAGGCCGAGATCTCTATTTGATGAAGGGGTCTAATAAAACACTGTATTTCAAATCCGCGGAGGTTACGGGAGACCAGACCTACAAACTAGAAGGGCGTGAGATCAAGCCCGTTTTCACTAGTTACAAGTTTGCGTTACCTCTGGGAGAAAGCATTTATGGCGACGATTGTATCCTGGTTCGTAAGTCGAAGTTTGAGAACTGGACACAAAAGGGATACCCTCTGAGTGAGTGGATTCTACCAGACGAAGAGCCTGAATGGATCAACTTACAATCGGGTCTGATGATTACGAGAAAGGAGGGTTCGCCCGCCATTTGGTTCTGCTCTCCCAAGAAAAAACCCAGGGTACTCCTGCGTCTCAAAGTGGGTTCCATTGATTCCAACCCGTGGGCCAACTGGGAAAATATTATGATTCAGACATTCTGTGTGAGAACGCCATCCGAGGTCCCCTTCATGATAAACATCGTTAATAACAAAATCTATCGTGATACGCGTCAGTTCAAAATCGCCCGCCCCGTCACCTTTGCCCCATTAGAAGTCCATCGATATCATGCGACGTCGAAGGATGGTACGAAGGTCCCCTATGTCGTTATTGCGGAGAAAGGTGTCAAACCCAAGGCACAGTTCATCTACGTCTATGGAGCCTATGGAGCCTCTACGCCGATTGGTTGGCCCTATCGATTTTGGTATCCGCTTCTAAAGAGAAAGTGGGCAATCGTATTTGCGTTAATACGTGGTGGAGGAGACAATGATGCCGCCTGGGCCGAGATGGCACGACGCAACAATCGACACCTATCAGTCGACGACTTCGAATCGGTCATTCGCGAATCACAACAGAAACTCAAGCTGACACCGCAACAAACCGTCATTTATGGTCGGTCGGCAGGTGGTCTCCCCGTGGGCGCCATGGTGGGACGGTATCCCGATGGACAACTCTTTGGTGCCGCATTTACGGAAGTCCCCTATGTAGATGTATTACGAACGAGTTCCAACCCCGAGTTACCGCTTACCATTGGCGAGTACGAGGAGTTTGGAAACCCTTTGAAGAGGATTCTTAACTTTAGAGAACTTATGGATGTATCCCCCGTGAATACGTTACCCGCCGATGGCGCGCCAGGTGTATTTGTGATGAGCCATGTGGGCCTCCTGGATCGTCAGGTGTTTGCGTATGAGTCTTTCAAATGGATTCAGAAACTGCGAGGATATGCTTCGGATGAGAATGCGGACTATAGTGACCCAAAGGGCAAGTATGTGACGTTTGAACGAAATGACGCCCATCATTATCGAATGCACCGAGCGCCCCGGTTACAGGGATTGGATTTCGCCATTCTGGATTCCTGGGTGGACGGAAAACTCAAAATGTAAAGAGTTCCGACACCGATGCGCATGTCCTCTCGCACCTCTCCCCCTGTGTAAAAATAATCTCATGCCTTAGTATAAAATGGCTACTCACATGAACAAGACTCGTCGCAACCGCAACAAGAACAAGGCTCACGGTGGCAACCGTAAGAACAAGAACAAGACCCAGGGTGGCAAGCGCAAGAACCGCAACAAGCGCACTCGCAAGAACAAGAACCGCTCGCACTAAGTGCTAAACTTGATTAGACATGTATCTGTGTCTTTTCCTAGTTTCGCTTTCTTTGGTTTTACTCTCGGAGTAGCACCAGGCAACCAGTTCTGTATGTACAACGACCTATGTAGTTCGTGACCTCCATAGGCCCTTATACCTTCACGGTGTTTCGCCGTGCCATACCCCTTTGATTTCAGCAAGTCGTATCGTTCCTGACAGTCAGGATGCGCCGCACAGTAGGCCTGAATCCATCGGTCGTGCTCGACCTTCGCCAGAATCGACGCCGCTGCTACCGCCAGGTACTTGGAATCTCCTTCCACGACCAGTTCCTGCTCACCCGTCCAGTTATCATAAGGGAGAATGCCGTCAATAATCAGGCGGCTACTCTCCTTACCCTCTAGGGGAATGCCCTCAATGGCCCGTCGAAAGGCCGTTTTGTTTGCCCAGGTAATGCCCTGCTCGTTGATTTCTTGTGCGGTAACCGTTCCCACGGCACATAGGGGCACAAGTTCTTTGATGTCAGCCGCCAGCCCCTCTCGTTTTTTTGGGCTAAGTTTCTTCGAGTCCCGTAATTTCCCGAATAGAATCTGTTGCTCCTCGGTCCATTCGCATTCGTCAGGTAGGCTCACGGCACCGGCCATCATGGGTCCCCAAAACGACCCTCGCCCGGCCTCGTCCACCCCAATTTCCACAGTAGTGTCGTCCGTGTATCGTGATAGCAGCATATTGTTTCTCCACCTATCCCCAGGCATTTACAGCCCATCAAATTTTCACAACGGCGTTCCGATACGAATGTTATATACCCGTTACAGTAGAGATGAAAATAAAGGCAACTTTGTTTGTTCTTGTTATCCTCCTCGTGACAGTGATAGCAGTCTCGTACTATGTCAATAAGGAGGGTTTCGACAACATGGCACCGCAGCCAGTCAGCGCACCGAAGCCAGGTGTCAAGTACAACATTTATGTGAATCGTTTTGAAAAGACACCAGGTCCGCCCCGTTATCTGACGACGCTGCCGAATAATGCGGTGGGTACATGGTCACCTGTTCCTACCGCCCCGCCACAAAACTGGTATCTGGACGAGAAGGGCCGTCTGGTGTCGGATGACAAGAACCAGTACCCCAATCACTGTATTCAGTTATCAGGCAGGTCCCTCTCCATGGCCCCTTGTACGGACAATTCCACGAAGTTTCAATACGTGAACAACCAGCTCCAGATTGTTACGACGGCACTCTGTCTGAATCTGGCGGGTGGCAAGTACGAGGATGGCGCGCCAGTGGATGCGTTCCCGTGCGCGAGGGCTCGTGCGGATACCGTCACGTGGTTCTTTGTGGAATCGCCGAATCAGAAGGCAGAAGAGGATGCGAAGGCGGCCGCAGCCGCTGCGAAGGTAGCAGCGGACAAATTGGCGGCACTACCCAATGAAATGAAGGCGGGTAAGAAGTATACCTTGTTCGTAAAGACCCCAAAGGGGGAGCGATGTCTAGCTCCATTAGAAATGGGCAAAATAGGTCTCGCTCCTTGCCAATACGCCCCAACATGGTATACCAATGAAAATGGTAATTTACTGTGCGATCATCCTGACTTTGCGGTGGGTTGTGTATTTCTCTTACAAAATAAGAACAATATGGAGGATAACTTGCTAATTATGAGTCCCAAATGTGATGATACTTCGACAAAATTCAAATATGCCAATAATAAGTTACATGTCGTTGATTCCAATAATGTATGTGTCATGGGCATGACATTGGATGCACTTCTTTCAAAGGTTAAGGTGTTTCCATGTGATGTACCTAATGATTCATTCCTTCCCGTCCAGATAAAGGAGGTAACGACCGATTCTGCTATTCCTGCCACCTCTGCGAGTACGTCTGCTATTTCTACGATGACTATGGATACTAACACTGGTACTGCTACTACCCCTACTACTACTACTCCTACCACTACCACTACTCCTACTCCTACCCCCACACCGACTCCTACCGCGCCAACGCCGTCGACCACGCCAACCGCCCCCGCTACCGCGGCCGTCCCTGAATCAGGTCCTGCGACGGTTACTCCTACTACTCCTACTACTCCTACTACTCCTACTACTCCTACCACTACGACCACGCCATCCACCACGACCACGCCATCCACCACACCTGCGACAACCACTGCCGCCACTTCCACCACCCCGCAGAACAACCAAGTGATAGCGGAAACGAATCTTAGCGAGACGGGTCTAAGCGCCGCAGAACTTCAGAAGCAAATGGGTTTCTTTGGACTCATCCAGAATATCGTACGTAACGAGATATTGGCCTCGAGAAGCACGGAACCCATTCTGCCAGGACAGACCCAAGCGGAACCGAAGAAGGAGACGAACGCCACGGCCCAAGGCAAGGAGTACGAGGATTCCTGCTACAAGGGTACTCCATACCGCTGCCCGAAGAACCCAGACGGCTCCTGTCCGCCTGTGCCTGATATGAGCAAGTACATCAAGAAAGACCAGATTCCGTGCTGGGGTTGCTCACTGGACTATTAAGTGGCAGAGGAGCAGAGGAGCAGAGGAGCAGAGAAGCAAGGAGCAGGGACGTATTCTGCGCCATAGAAAAGATACCCTAAGAAAGTAGGATGTTTGCGTTTCTCGCATTACTTTTTGTTCTAGTTGTCATTTATCTTTTTACCGCAAGCAATAAGGTAAATGAAGGATTCGACCCCGTCAATACATCACCATCCCATAAGGTGAACATACCCGTTAATGTGATTCCACCTGCTATTCCTCCGCCTCCGGTCCGCAATGTCGACGATTCCAACGTGAAGCCATCGAATTTACCAGGTAGTCTGCCCGTGGCCCCCTACGAACAGATTGCGGCAATGAGCCCACTGCCCTATCAGGATACCACACTGATTAAGGCCAATCGTCAGCAACTCGTGTCGATGCTGGAACTCCTGAAGGGTTTCCTGGCGTTCGAGGCACAGGAGCTATCCGAGCGTTCGGACCCGACCATTCAACTCCCGCTGAATACGGCACGCAGTGACTTCCATACCTTACAGGCAGAGGTAGATGTGTTGAATCGCAACCCAGGTCTTCAGCCGACGATTACGTTGTCGCATTTGAACGAGATTGCCGCCAATTTGGCCTTCCTACAACGCGAGGTTCGTCTGATAGGTGCCGCGGGACCGATTCAGGGGCCGATTTACGAGTTTACGCAGCCTGTAAATATTGTGGGAGGTGCGGCAGAAGGGTTCAAAGACGCCGCGACAAGCGGAGCGACCACGGGCGGAACGAACGCTACCGCCAGTACAACAAAGGGCCCCTTGGCCACACCCGACGAGTTGAAGGAGTTTGTCAAGAAGATTGACGTGGAGCTCGTGAGACTATCGGCCTCAGGTACCACGGACCCCCTGATTCAGGCGCGTATTGTGGACCTCACAAGTATCAAGGCAGACGTCAATAGTATTCTTGAACAGGTTCAATCAGGAAACCTATTCCCCTCGGATATTCCCATTCTGAAGAGTGACATTGACAAGGCCCTCCCCATTCTCGGCAAGACAGGAGAAGCCCTTCCTCAAATCATTCAGGCAGCGGGTCTCAACCCCATTCTTGCGAGTCTGATTCCCTCCAATCTCCAAAATGACCCACAGATGGTTCGCCAGATTAACAAACTGGTCGACAAGTACGCAGATACAATCGTGAATGGTATCAGTGCCTCGTTTGCGGTCAATTACACCTCGCCGAGAGAAGCGGAGAAGGCAACGGCAGCAAGAGACGCCGAGAAGGCTCTCGCCGAACGATCCACGCTGTGCCAGACCGGTTTCCCCTCACAGGCGGATCTGGACAATGCGACCAATGATAAGTTTATGCCAAATGGAGGCGAACAGTCTGTCACGGACCGTTATGCTCCGAAGCCCCAGGAAGAGGGCCGCGGCCCTTCGCAATTTGATTGGAAGCAGAGAGCCAAGGACATTGAGGGCCAGGTCAAGAAGCGGGGTCTAAATCCAAAGGATTTTGGCATTATGGAGGCAGGTACGAAGGTATCCGAGGATTTCTCCTGGAGGGGATATGCGAAAATGATATGTACGCGTCTTCAGGCCACCATGGACCCCTCGCTTCCTGAGACGTGTGGATGTCCACCGATGAATTGGAAGGGATGGAACATAGGGAAATAAGACCCTCCTCCCTGGTAGAATGGATTTCGTGGTAGAATCCGAGGTGATTATTCGCGCGGTCGACAAGCCGTTTAATGAGCGCCAACTACTTGGCTCCTTTGCGAATGCGGAGGCGGCCTATCACTTTATTGAGAAGTACTTGACGGACACGAGGGACCTACATACCTACTTCTCAAGACAGTACTTGTGTCCGAAGGAGGAATACGAGGACCGCATTCGTGAGCAGCGAATTGTAGCCATCAATGTTGTGTTGGGGCAGTTTGAAGACATGATTTATGTGCGAAAGGCGGACCATTAAGTGCGGACTACGAAAACCGCCCAAACCAATTAATGTTCAGCAATGTAAGTAGGATATGAACAGAATGTCAATCAGTCCCATTCATTTGCTGGCCATTTTCGTGGTTGGTGTGGTTGTCGGTCTTTACGTCAAGAAGTTTCTAACGACGGAGGGATTTGAGGGCTATGGCGGAAAGTGTGACAACTGTGGCGTCGATTCCCCGTGTAACTGCCCGAAACCCAGCCCTCGTCCCATTTGCCCGGCGTGTCCTGACTGCAAACAGCCTGATATGTCGAAATATGTGTTAAAGAGCTCCATTCCTCCGTGCCCTGCTTGCCCTGACCTGAGCAACTACATTCTGAAGAGCGAGTGCCCGCCGGTTCCTGACCTGAGCAACTATGTCCTGAAGAGCTCGATTCCGAAGCAGAACCCTGTCATTTTGGACTGCTCGAAGTGCCAGAAGTCGAAGGGTGAGTGCCCGCCGTGCCCGCGCGCTCGTTGCCCCGAGGTCAAGTGCCCACCTGCTACGAAGTGCCCCGCTTGTGCCCCTTGTCCAAGGACCACTTGTCCCCCGGCTGTCGTAAAGTGTAAGGCAGAAGACGTGGTGCCGTCGGATCAGCAGCTCGTGCGCCCTTACCTGGCCCCGCTGAGCCAGGGATTCGGTTCGGTCTAATCCATTTGTCCCTTATCATAAACCAACATAAGATGTATACTTAATACATAGCACTGTAATAAGTATTAATCTCAAAAAGGAGTAGAAGAATGGACACAAAGTTTTGGGGTCCATCAGGATGGAACATGCTCCACCTGATTTCCTTTGACTATGAAGTGTACAAAGAGTTTCACAACGAGAAGGATGCCGTCCTCTATGGAAAATTCTTTGAGACGCTCCCCTATATCCTGCCCTGTAAGTTTTGCCGTGCGTCTCTGACGGATTATTATCGCCAGCACCCCTTCCTGACGGAGAAGAAGGCATTCCGTCCCCAATTAGACATGCGAAAGTGGCTTTATGAAATTCACAACTGCGTGAATGACAAACTGCGGAAACAGGGGCTGAATCCATCGCCCAACCCCCCTTATTCGAAGGTGAAGGAATCCTACCAGGCATGGCTCACATGTGACTGGCAACAACAACTCACTACATTCTGGGATTTCCTGTTTGCGGTGGCCTATAATCACCCGAAGGACACCGCTGCCCATTCGACACCGATGCCAGAGTGCCCTGCGGAGGTACATCAGTGTAAGGACAAATGTGAGAAAAACAAATGGAATGTCCTTCCGCAAAAGGATAGAATCGATTGGTTTAAACGTTTCTGGTCTTTTCTTCCGGCTGTATTACCATTACCCATTCGACAACAGTGGGAGAAGGTGGGACTACGTCCTACTCTGGAGTCTCGGCGTAGCACGCTGGCCTGGCTCTGGAAGATGCGATGTGCTCTGGATACCGACTTTAAGGACCCTTATACCTCGGTGTGTAAGAAGATTGCCATGTATTCGAGTGATTGTGGGAAAAGGCCGCAGGCGATTACGTGCAGACGGCGTAAACACGCCAAAACGGTAAAAAAGACGAAATAGTTATTGGTAGAGAAAGTAGGAGAGAATGGAAGGATTTTATCAAAAAATACTTCTGTATCTAGTCATTGTCATTCTTGCCGCAATGATTACATTGATTCGGTTCGATACCTGGCAAACGGTTCTGGCCACGGCCCTCCTTCTGATTTGCGTGAGCTATGTCTTTGTCCTAGGAATTGACAAGCTCTCCGTTCAGAATTGCGGTCTGATTAAGGAAGGATTTACGACCAATGAGCACCCATCCGAGTCCGCGGCCGAGACGTCCAAATACGAGTGGCTGCGCAACGACGACCTCTTTGACGATTTTTACGCCTCGGTTTTTACGAAGTTGACCAAGAATGAGAACTTGATGCAGGCCGAGGCAGCCATATGTATGGAGGAGTTCCTGAAGCATACGCCGAAGGACCAACTCAACATTCTGGACGCAGGATGTGGCATTGGCGTGGCCTCGGCGGCTTTTAAGAAATTGGGCGCAGGAACGGTGGTGGGAATTGACAAGAGTCCCGCGATGATTCGTTATGCGAAGAATACGACCCTGCCGAGTACCACGTTGACGGAAACGCAGAAGCAGGACGTGGAGTTCCGTCAGTTTGATTTGATGGGACCAGGTGCCGCTGCGGCCGCGGAGTTCACGGACGCGGTTCTTTTGTACTTCACCATTTACTACTTCCAGGACTTGGACGCCCTGTTTCGTAATTTGGCCCTCTGGGTCAAGCCAGGTGGTCATCTCATCGTCGAGGCTGTGAACAAGTACAAGTTCGAGCCCATTCTGGATTCGAGTAATCCGTGGGTAGGATTCAGCCCGCAGAAGTATTCGAAGGAGCGTTTGACGAAGTCGAAGGTGGTGTTTGACAAGTTCGATTATGAGGCGGAGTTCGAGTTGGAGGACCCGAAGGCGGAGTTCCGCGAGACGTTCCGTTTCAAGGATGGATCCGTTCGCCGTCAGAAGCACACCTTGTACATGCCGTCGATTGAGACGATTGTAAAGAAGGCCCAGAACAATGGTTGGACGTACAAATCGTATGTGGATTTGATGCCGCTCTCGTTCTCGTATGGGTATTTGCTGGTTTTCAGCAGGAATGCCGAATAGAGTATTCAGCCGAAACGCAGAGTAGGCGCTAAGACGATAGGCTTACAGCAGGAATGGGAATAATCTACATTCTACGATACGATGTATCGGGTGATGTAGATTTAGATGGTAGCACCATATAACTTGAATAATATCAGCATATTGAAGTACCTTTACTTCATATACCCGCATTTATGGTTTCATTATTGGTCATGCTTTTTTTCTTATTCATTTTTATTAATGGATCTATTAATCGATCGATGGCTCGCTCACCCTTTTTTGATGGAAGCATGAGATCCGCGCCATAATCGATTAATAGTTTGGCTATATCATATCTACCTTTATCAATGGCAATCGTAAGGGGTGTCTCTATGATATCGCCATAGCCTATTTTTGAAATCCTGGCTATATTAAGGTTCTTGACAAGTTTCTTTTCAACAAGGTCCTTAACTCCCTCAAAGTTATCACCATCAAAAAATGCGAAAAGTGTTCTCTCATTATCAGTTGGGAAATTTGTCACATTCTTCAAACCATACTTCTTGTTGGAAAATCCAAAGATGCCGCCCACCTTCTTCGCCGCCCGTCGTGTCTTGCGGTAATCGCGTCGCGCCTTCTTGCGAGTGTCGGAACGCCGTAACTTTGCCATCTTATACTAGTAGTTTCTATTTTATAGTTTGATATATAAGTGTACCTATTCATTGTGTACTTCTTCCTGCGCCTCTTCCTGTACCCCACTCTGCGTTTCTTCCTGTACCTCTTTTGTCATAACTTCCATGTATTTGTTCTTATATCTTTGCTTATTAGCAGGGTTGGAGATATGCTTATATAAAATCTTAATAACCTCTAAATTGGGTGGTTCCTGTGCCAAAGCAATATCAAATGGCAGTGTACCGCGCTGACCAGGTAATAGGGGATTGGCGCCAGCCCAAAGAAGTTTTCGAATGATGTTCATATTGCCTTTAGGAACCGCAATCTGGAGAGCCTTTGTCATATGCCAAGCAGTTGGGGGGGAGGTAACCTTATTACTTACGATGCCACTTTCTAAAAGAGCAGATACTTTGCCTTCATCGTCCTTTTCGACAGCATTCCCCAGTTTTGCTCGGTAGATTTGGTCGGATGTCATCGAACGTCCTAAGGTACTTCTTATGATTTTTTTACCATTTGCGGTGCGATTGATTGGTTTGTTGTGTTCGTTACGTACTGTCGTGTTCGTATTCTTTGTCACATATACTTTGTGGCTGGTTTTATTAGAATTATTTAAGTTACGAAACATTACTCTTTTTTTATTTCGCGCCGTCTTAATATTTGTTACATTTGCCTCTTTGGCGTCTCCCATATTTTTGGCAGGGGGCATAGGGGTGTTTGGTATGTTTTTAACAACAGGTTCTTCTTTGTTTTTCCAAACAAAACGTTTTATACGGTTTAATAGTCCGCCATCTCCACCCTTATAAGTGCGATTCGCACGTCGTGCCTTTTTACGCGTATCGGAACGTCTTGTCATGGCGCTTATCTAACTAGGAGAGATATCAATTTCTACGTTTAATACTCTTGTTCTTCATACTCTTCTTCATGCTCTTGCTTTTCTTCATGCTCTTGCTCTTGCTCTTGCGAAGAGAGGCGGGTCGTTTCATGGAGACTTTCTTGGCAACTTTTTTCGCATGCTGCGTGGCACGGCGCATCTTCTTCGCTTTGTGCTTCCTGGTTCTCCTGCGCTTCTCAATATTGAAATAGCGTGGAAGATGTACCATACCATCCTTCCAAGAGTATGCGTCCAGTGTATAGATCGGTCCACCAGTGCCTTCTTGGCAATGATGAGCGCTGACTATTGACCCCTGCTGATTACGGTACTCCACGGAGCAGGTTGCCACCGCAGGTTTATCATTGGAACGGCGCATGACAAAGATATCATAGTCAAGATTCTTCAGTTTCTCCAGTTCCGCACGGCGAACAAGATGTCGGTTCGCACCAACACGGGCATATTGGTATTTGGCAGCACGTTCGTCTGGAACTCGTTCACCATAATAGGTCCGTCCATCAATGGGATTGGGTTCACGTGCGGTTGTCATCATGTGTCCGTTGTCCTCTCGACAAGCGTAGAATAGGGGAAGGGACATATTTCGTCTTAGACAATAGACTTGGTTGTCTGTATCCACGAGAAGAATACGATTCTTGCTGCCTTTTAGATAATTCTTGGCATTCACATTATCCGCTTCAATGAAATCAAAACACTTGCCGAGACGAGTCACGTTCTTTCCAATATTCCGAGGGCCGGCCCGTTCATTGACCGCATTGTTATTGTTCTCGTTCTCGTTCTCGTTCTCATTCTCGTTCTTATGTTCGTTCTCCTGTGGCATCGGTGCTTGTTGTATTAGTTGTGCAATGTTTTGTAGTCGTGAAATGTGTTGTTGAATAAAATTTCGTCTGTTATTTTCAGGAAGTTCCATAATAGGCGCATTGGATTCCGCTTGTTCCACCGCTTCTCTGACATTCTCAGGAAAATCGGGTTCGTCCAGTAATCGTTGCGTTACAGCGTCTATCCGTACTCCATAATAGAGCAACTCGTCAATGATGTCGATATGTCTCGCCTCTACCGCAAGTGATAATGCGGTATCGCCGTTCTCATTGGTAATGTTAGGATCGGCGCCAAGTTCATCCAGTAAAAATGTCACAAGTTCCAACTCACCCTCCGCTGCTGCATCCATCAATGGAGTATAGTTTTTTTCATAGAACGGGTCCATAAGAAGTTGATTTACATTAATGCGAATGGTATCAAATTCACTAGGTTTATCTAACTCATCTATCATATCCGATAATATCTTCATCATATCATTTGATGTAGCCTTTTTCCACCCTTCTAGTAATATCTTCAGAACCGTATAAGAGGAGCTATCGGGTATATTTGGGTCAGCGCCCGATAACCATAGGTTGATGGTAAGCTTACTATACCGATCCCTCTTATCATCATCTTCATTCAGCACCGCATTCACATATTCTTGCGTCGCAAGGAGGATTGGGGTTTGACCCTCATTATTTTGTAGATTTAGTTCGACAACATCTGTTTCAATGAAACGATCAGCCATATCTACATCCCCCAATTTGACCGCAACCATTAATCCAGTATTACCTTCATCATCCCTTTGATTGAGATCCATACCAGGACTTTTGAATAACTCCAACACGGTATCCTGATTACCATCCTTTATTGCCGTAAACCACTCCTTGATGTGATTCATTCTATTATCACATTACAAAATCAACACGGTAAAAACAAGAAGGGCATAGAATACTGCGAAGAAAGATAACAATACAACCAGAGAAAGAGAACAAAGAGAAGAAGATTACAATCGTTGTACATAGAAGTGCCTATCAATACATGGGGGTCAACCTTTATATGGAACGACTCGTAAGTAAGCGAAGAAATATCTACGCAGTCCATAGTATGGCTACCGTCCCCCTATTTGATGTCTTTCAAAAAGGGCTGATACGAGGTTCCGAACGTTTACCCCATGACCCTGTGAAATCCTATGCCTATGTGGAACACCCAGTGGAAGGCTGGCGAGTGTATCTGCGGTCCTGTGTCTTCTTACATAAGCACTTTTTAGGAAAAAGTGCGCAAAAAGAGTTCCATCCTCAAGATTTCCTCGTCGTCAAGCGTCGTGGCGCCCGTTATTCGACTGCGACCTGGGAGCCGCCCAAGGGGCAGATGGAGGGAAAGGACGCAAAAAAAGGGAATAAATCCGTCATGGAACTACTGGAGGAAAATGTCCGCCGAGAGACCGAAGAGGAATCGCATGTCACCGAGATTCGTCGTCTGCGACATACGGGTCTTGTCTTCCAATCCCAAGAAACGACCTACCCGCCCAATACGTATTTTCAATATCATATTTTCCAAGGGTTCCTCACCCCGCAACAAGTCAAACAATCCTTTGATACCTTCGAATGGATTAAGGAGCACCCGAAGGCGTTTGAGCGATGGCGCCGTGACCGCAAGGAGAAGGATGCGGTGGCCTGGTTTGACCCGCGCACCACCCCTCTGAATCCGAGATGGTGTCCAGACATCGTCGCACTCTATCTTCAGCACGTGAACGGCCCCGTTGCCTAAATGGGCACCACCTTCGAACTCAGAGGCCCCGTATCCAACTGCTTCTTGAGTTCCGCCCGCTTCTCGGCGCGATGATCGTACGCACAGTCATGTTCTTCTGCTTGTAAGTGTGTAATACAGAATACCTTTCCACACTTACAGGTATATTCCATCACCCCCAACTTCTTCTTACAGGTTTCGCAGCGTGAGGTCATTCTACGTAGTCGACTCCTCTTTTCTACAGAGGAGATAGCCCATCAAATTTATCATCGAACCGGTCACGGAGAGAAGAGCTCGTGTGACGCGAAAACAAATCACTTCCGTGGATTGCTCAATCCGTTCGTCCAGCGTAACAGGCGGGTCATCGTAATCGAACGCGGGATTGAGAGTTCTGCGTCGATACTCCATGTTATGGTACAATCGCAGTCATCCTTTATGTTAGATATCCCCGTGTAAGACTGGGGACGTAGGTGCTTAGTTTGTAGGGGCAATAGGCAGTATGATATGGAAACATAGAAATAACGGCGGTACAAAACAGGGTATCTTCCTTGGTATAGGCCTGCGGTGATTCATCAAATCGAATGAGACCAAACACCTCTCTGGGGACGGATGGTTGACCATTGTGAATAATCGCCTGATACGCATAATCCGCATGCTGGGTACTTCCATGGGGGCACCGAAACAGACGATTGAAGTGAAAACAGTCGAGATTCTCATAACGAGGGAGTGTTGCGTTCGCATCCATTTCGTAATGATGTAGGAGTATCTTCATATTGGGATATTTGGTGAAGCATGTGTCAATGACTTCCAGGCGTTGAGGATGCATGATATCGTCCGCGTCGATAAAGGTAATAATGTCGGTTGTCAAATGGTCCGCCGCACAATTCCGATTTTCTGCGGCCGCTTTTTTCTCGGAATGAAGAATCAATTCCACAGGATAGGAATACGAATCCAATGATAACGCCGCCGCCACATCCGATGGCTCGGTAGACGAACAACTAATCACTACACGGTCGGGTTTTCGTGTCTGCGACTCGATGGAGTCCAGCAGATGCGGGAGTGCCCCCAAGTGTCCTTTGTAGCATGGAATGGCAACACCGATTGTTTTCTTACTCATGATAGCATCTACGCCCGCTATATTTAAGTAGCATAAACCCATCGTTCGAATCACAAACCATGGTCTTTTGGAGACAACACGCCTTGCGATGGCGGTCCTTCGCCCCTACCGCGCCGTTTGAACCCCTCCTCCATCAGAAGGAACCACTCCCTTCGCCAACTGGCGAGGAAGCCAAACAACTATCGCACAACCACCCGCACGCGAAAACCAGAATACGCCACTTTCTCCGCACCCATTTTGGGTCACCCCCCACGACCCCCGTCCTGGACATTCCTGAGGAGCATCTTCTCTCCACGGACGATTACCTATTTTATGTCGAAGATGACAAAGGCCACCTCGCAGGATGTATTCGGTATCATCACGTGGGCTCCTTTCACACGAATAACCCGCAGCCCATCTACGTCGTCGATTGTTTCTGTATTCATCCCACGTGGCGAAAGAAGGGCGTAGGAGATTATTTACTAACCATCCTTCATCAATTCGCAAACACACATGGTATTCCCTATGCGCTCTTTTTACGAGAGGGTTCTCCCCTTTCGATTCTATCACCACCCTTGTACTCGGGTCAATATGCCTATCGAGCCGTCACGCAACCTCGTCATCCTCGCACCTCGGTTCGTTCTCTGACGCCCCATCAGGCCTATCGAATGCTACGATTGTATCGCGACGCAAATCCAGATATCGTCCTCATTGGAAAGGAATCGTATCCGAATCAATCATGGAAATGGTATCGGTATCAGCAGCGGAACATACTCGCCTGTGTTCAGAATACCTATCAGACCTTCCAGAAAAACGGAGAGCGGCAACGAATGGGATGGATCACCGCCTGGTTGGAAAGTCCCAATGTCATGGAGGAAGACCGCGCCAACGCATCCCTCGATATCGCCCAATCCCTCCACGGTCAGTTTGACTATGTGTGGACCAATGCCGCATGGACAGGGGGAGATCAGGGGTGGATTCTCGACGGCACCTTTCACTGGTATCCCTATCAATGGGCAACCTCTCTACATATAAAGAGGTGTTATGGTATACTTCACTAGAGATGTCCGATTTTTACGTGGATAGTTATTACGATGAAATGGAATTCAAGGAGTACCGTGAGATGCCCTGGCAGGAACTTTATATGTATCTGATGTCTAGCCTATTCTTTCTGGTGCTCGCACTGCTATTCGCAACCGCAAGACGACGCCATTAAGGCGCGGGTGGCGCACTGGGCGCAAGGATGGTAGGGGCGGCAGGAGGAGCAGGAGCCGCATTCTTCGATTTCAGAACCGCGTTCATGCCATAGAGGTACTTTTTCTCGCAATTCGTATAGTACTGAACAAGCAGTTTGCGGGCCTCCGCGTTGATGCGCTGAATCTCAGGGAATCCTTTCTTGATAATGTTGTCACTGAGGGACACTCTCAGGCGGCCTGTCGCACGGTCCCGTTGAATCGAGAACAACTTCTGGAAAATGGCACCGCACTTGGAGGCGTGTTCCAGTTGTAAATGGAAGAGTTCATTCACGTATTTGGATACCAGATTCGCAGTAGAAGTCGTCACAGGAATGGCCCCCTTCTCGCCCTTACAAAGTGCTTTGTCACGCTTGTTGGAAATGCCACTGAGTCCCGTGCGAACGAGGTCCTCCGCGGAACGGACACCCGAAGCCGTTTTGTTGTCGCCAAAAAAGACGGCCATCGTTCGCATAAACGCAACATAATCCTTCATGGTACTACTACCATCGGGCCTCGTTCCTGTTCCAATCGCCACCTTCGGACTCGCCTCGATTAAGGTATCATAGAAGAGACTGGACAGTGCCATGAGGCCAGGACTGGTGGTCAGGGAGGCACCAGGTTCAGGAATGCCACTGCGTGACTCCACCACTTTGGTACCTTCTGCCGTCGTTCGTGTCGCTTTCACAAACTGTGCCTTACATATCAAGGAGACCTCCTTGTTGGTATCGAAGGGCCGTGTCTGGAGTAACTGAAGAGCACGTGCGATACAGTGGCCGAGAGGTTTTTGTTTGGTTAAGTTTTGAATGGTTTGGTCCAGGCGAAGTTGTTCGGGCACTCCCGCATCCGAATAGAATTCCACATCCTCCAGTTTGCTCTTGATGTAAGGGACCAGTTTTTCGAAGAAGTCCGTGAAAAAATCAGGAACGGATTCATTGGAGGGCTCCACATAATAGGCGCTGTCCCTCTCGCCAGGAGAGATGCGAACGATACGTCTGGGAAGAATGGTAGAAGGAATGGCGAGCGGTTTCGATGTCCTCTTTGTTTTGGATTCATAGATGCTGAGTTGGAATTCCACCGAGATGGTATCGGATTCTCGCTCTTTCGCCGCATAGGCTTCCAGGTTGGCAATGGTCTTGTTTCCATAGTTAATACGGAATGTTCCTCGTTGAACACCTCTGTCCACGGCGACGGGTTGTTTCTTAAAGTAAATGGTAGCCTTCTTACTTTCTTCTCCCTTGTAATCGGTGAGGAATCCATCTGCGGACCGTTGGAGGTAATCTTTCAGAAAGGTGAAATTGCCAAGTGTCAGAATGGTACCATAATCACCACCTGTTAGGGGGGTATACGTCCGCACTCCAGGAGCCATGAGTCTCCTCTGTTTCCGCTGTTGCTCACGCTGTGCCATGCTGAGCATACCCGTATCGGATGCGAGTGTGATGTCGTCCAATAGCGTAAGAGCGAGAGCGCCATAAATCTGGAAAATACGTGTGTAATAGAATGCGAGAACGAGACAGAGACCCTGTTTCTCTTGTTTGGTTTGTTCGTCCATGGGTTGTGTGAGATCCTTTGCCGAACGGAACACTAATATGCCTCGCGCGTCCTTCGTAGGATAAATCTGAAGTTCATAGAAGTGCTGATAGAGATTGTTGGCCATAAAAAGAACATATTTGTTGCATTCCGTGGGGTTCGACAATGATAAAAAATCCCGTACACTCACTTCTTTCAGCATGTACTCCAGTAAAATATTCATCACATTCCTAGTATCTTTGGTGAGTTCGAATAATTTTTCATGTGTTAGTTCGCGTGGTATTGATTGACCTGCGCCCATCCTATTATGCTATTTTATAATTTAACATAAATTGAATTTATAAACGAAACAAATAGCAGAAAGGAGCACATCAATGAAATCACACGTTTTGGCTAATCTAACAAGATGGATACATCTTCTTATGTTCGTGGTAGTAATCGCTGGACCATTTTTACCAAGACGCCTTTTACCTTATTATATTTTATTTATATTTGTGATTTTTTTGGATTGGAATGATGTGGACGGAATGTGTATTTTAACAAAGATAGAGCACTATTTCCGAACGGGCATGTGGGAATCAACATCGCCAGTGGAAGGTGGTCCTGAGTTTTTCCGCCCTATGTTACAGGTATTTGGTATATCACTAAGCCGTACAGAGGCCGATAGGCTAAATAATTTTATATTTATCATATGCTGTATGATAGCGTTTATTCGGTATGTATGGTTTTCATCGTTACAAAAATAAATACAACTAAGATATATGAATATTTTCTATTTTTATAGCACAGACTCCAATACGTCCGCGCAGGATTCCAGTCGACGAAGGCATTTTTGTAGGGTCGCCACGGAGATTTCGCTGGCTTCCGCGATTTTGGAGACAGGAATCTTGAGGGCATCGCAACGCTTGATGACGAAGGCGACACATCCCGCGGCGAGGCTGGGAGGCATGTTTTCCTGGGACAACCCCGCCTCTTCGGACTTCTCGGCCACGCGACGACACAACGTATGAAGATGGTCCATTTGTTCACGGGGAATGGGCAAGCGACTCAACGGAAGCTGAATGTACTCCGTGGCCTTGGTACTCGACTGACTCGGCTTGTTCGTCGTCGTATTGCGAAGCACACCCTTTTGTCGGGCCAGTGCCATGACTTCCTGCATCTGTTTCAAAGCCTTGGTGAACGTGGCGGAAGGTAGACCGAAGATGTCCGCAATCTCCTTGGGCTTACGAGGCGAACCCGATTGCTTCAAGGACATGTACAAACAGGCCGACAGAAGGGCATCACGACTCAGACCCTGACGACCGCCAATGTCCTGAAGCGTGGTATACAGATTCTTGGATTCTTCAATGATGTACTGATTGATACCCGAGTTCAGACCAATCAGGGACAACCGTTCACACGTCTGAATGAACGAACGCTCCTTGTAGGGCACAGTGTTCCACGAATGGTACTTACGTACACGGTACATAGCCTTGTTTGCGCCGTATCCATTGAGGATGACGGTGCCGAGGGAGGCTTCAGGGAGTCGCACATCTTGGGGCGCACCCACGCGGGTAGGGTCACCACCACGGTCGTCTTGGGAGAAGAAGCGGTATTCGGCGGTATTATCAAACGGGCGGGCCACGATGTGCCCGCATTCCTTACAGGTAACTAAGTCGGTGATATAGAGACAATCTGTGTTAAGACAGTGAGGGCACGTGTCCATATCAAGGGGTTCCGAACGTGGTTCGGAGTCATCCTCCCATCTTTCAAAGTCCAGTTCTTTGACAGGTGGGAGAGTGGTTCGTGAGCGAAAGAGCGATTCCATAGTAGCGTACCCTACCCCCTTGCTCGCCAAAAGATTTCAAATTTTAGACGCGCGGTGAAGAATCGACCATTCGAAACACTCGTGAATAAACGAATCCATGAATAGGAATGAGTTATGCCGAATACTCCACGAGTAATCTAACAAATAGCGTCAACAATGCGATGGCGCCAGGGCCCAATTCCACCGTACCACAGCAAGGGTCCGAAACACGTACCTCCATCCTTCCGAGCATGGTCCCGTCAGGAATCGGTTTCTTTGGTTCGCCCTATTCGCCCGCCGATGCGATGATGACGCCTGGTCAAATCGGTGTGACGGTGGGCAATTCCATGAGCGACGTCGTGAATGCCGTGAAGGGTGTGGGATTCTACACGGACCAGATTGGATTTGGTGCGCCGTCGACGGGGCTGACGCAGGGAATGCCGCTCAAACCCCTCGGCGTCAATTACTTTATCAAGACGGGGATGACGTGTTCGAATGGTGCGGAGATGTGGCATTATATGCAGGGAATCACGCAGGGCGATGCGCTGGGTAAGAAGATGGCCAAGGTCATGGACGAAATGGGACTCCCACCACTGAAGGGCTTAGCGCCTGGTATGATTGAGGACGCGAAGAATGCTCTGAATCCTGCCCCGCTCATGAATTCCCTCTTTGGCTCAGGGTATCCGCAGTGTAAACAGGTGACACTCCCTGTGGGCGATGCGTACAATCGTATTCAGGATGCGGACACGGGTGAGAACTGGGTGGGAGACCGAACGGGTCTCCGCTACGAGGGTGGCGTTCCCGTTCAAACGCGATGGGTCCAGGACACGGATAGCAGTGGAAATCCCATCAATCTCTCCAGAGACCAATGGGCGGCGGCCCCCAAGACCTTCCAGAAGGATGGAACACCCGTCCCCGCGGCGAAGAAGGAGGCATTCCAGAATCTACTTTCGAGCCCCGTGACTATGGTGACAGTAGGTATGTTGTGCCTGCTTGCCTATGGCGTCCTGAAACAGAAGTAATAGAGCAATTACACGCTATACACCATATAGGGAACCGCGTACACACCCAGGAGAAGAACAATCAGATTCGTATTCAGCGACTGTTGTTTGAGGAAGGTGGCTAGAAGAACCGAGGATACCATCATGAGACTATCGGCCACCACGGCTTGGAATCCAACTTCCCTTCCGTATGCGTAGAAGACATCCGCAATCTTCGAACGACCCCGTGGAATGGATTTCACGACCGCGTAAAAGAGTAGGTCATGAATGACCTGAATGGCAACCACAAGGCCGAGGAAACGCCCGAGGGAGTACTCGCGGAATAGGTAGGGATAGACAAAACGAGCAATCACAATACCAATGACAATAATGAGTACATCGGCCAAGACGCCTGCTAGGGTAAATTCGCGGTACCACCTTTTTAGGACAACGGAACCAATGACACCAGATAAAAGCAGGGCAATCACAGCCAAGTCGGTAAGGAGAACGCCATTGAGAATTGGAAGATAATCACTGGTATTGGAAAAAGAAGATATATGTTTCATTCTATTGTATGGAATCAAAAATATATCGATAACCGTCCTATCTCTAGGCCTTAACAGAAGCATATGCATAATACGCACTGACGCCGCCGAGGAGCTGTGCGAAGACGTAGCGAAAGAGTTCCATGGGCTGGAGCGAGCCATTCATGAACATCGAGACGGATACCGCAGGATTCACATGTGCGCCACTCAGGTTACCTACAAGGAAGATGACCAGCGCAAGTGCCGCACCAATGACCAACGGATTGCCACCGCTCGCGAAAATGGTAAGAATAAAGAAGAATGCGCCAAAATATTCCGCAAGATAGGAAGCAAAGGTAACCTTCATCTCTAATCAGTCCGCAGGATTATTCCAGGTCAAACGCGAATGTCTGAATGAGGCGGCCATTCGTCTTGTCTCCACCGAACATATGGGGGCAGGCATGAATCTTCTTCGTATTGAAAATGACGAGGCGATTGTACACATTGCCCACGCTATCCACCGCAACAAGGTCCGTAGTCTCTTCCAGTTTCTTATTCCCCCAGGAGGAGTAGTCAGACGCGGAACAATAAAAGGTAATGCCACTCGAAACGGGGGCATCAGGTGTTAGGAAGAGAATACCCTCGTACTGATGTGCCTTTTTCTCCAGCAGGACCGAATCCGCGGAAGTAGTACAAGAGAAAGTACCGTTTGACTCATACTTCGTAAAGGGGCTCAGAGAAGCACCCATGATTTTTTCAAACTGCTTCTTGAACATAGGCACTTCCTTTACAAAGTTACTCGTTTGGCCAATCGTAGACAGTGCCACCTTTCGAATATCATCTGGGTTTTCATAAAAGTTATCGAGCACATAGACATCCGATAGTGTGGTATTATTGGACGCAACATTAATCACATTGACGGTGGTGGTCGCAGGATTCACATGCGGATTTCGCTTGATAAAGTCCTGTAGGAAATGCTGAACCACGTTCTCTAGATTTGCGCCATAAGGTGGAATCACCACTTCATTGGTGGGATTCTCCGCACTGCTCTTTGTCGTCGTAGATACCTCTACATTCTGTAGGGCTGTTTCCAGTTGATGGACCGCATCCGTGGAGGAATCAGAGGTCGCAGAGGTCGCAGAGGCCACACTATGGAACGACAGAAAGGTGGTCCACTCCCCGCCGAGCTTGATTTGGAGGTCCACGTATTTGTTCGGCGGAACCTGGAACTTCCAGCCTGAAAGAATCAAGTTGTTACGCTTGAAACGGTCGCATACATCCTGACGGGTATCGATATCCACGCCTCGCACGGTACCGTCGTACTTACAACGAACAGGACATACCCCCATTGCCTCGGAAAATGCCCAGCCCTTTACATGAATGGCATCTTGAACGGCGGTTTTACTATCAATGTGCGCCTTCACGTCATGAATCAGTGTATCGTACATGGTTGTATTACATAGAACCATGATACCAATCTTTAGACTGATTTATTTAAAAGTGTCATTCAGATTCCGCATACTAGGAGCGTCGTGAGGCCTTGCGCGTTTTGGCATGTCGAACTCGCTTCCTACGAGCGCCCTTTCGCGTCTTCGCCTTTCGATTGCGGGTGCGCGACTTGCGGCCTTTTTTACCTCCCTTCTGACCGTTGTTGGCTTGGTTCAATCCTGGTTGATTATTATTGGGGATATGAGGAGCGAGTAATTCATTAATGTATTCTGGGAGGCTGCCACCACGATATTGTTCTTGGATATCTTCATCGACAATAGCGCCCTTTTCCAGTAATTTCGTAACGATATCCGCTATAGTACTCTCTAGAAATGTAGAGTCATCCTCTGATAATACATTGGACACACCTGGACCTTTTTTCGATTCTATCAGGCTGGATAAAACAAGAATCTTAGAGAGGGGTGTTTCAGCAATATTAATTGAATTCGGATTGGGATTGGGATTAACACCATTGTCCAGTAATCTTATAATACGATTCTTTTCGGCACGGATGGTAACTTTGTTGATTGGTTTAATACGGACATCGTTGTCAGTTTCTTCCACTATCAAACCCGCAAAGTCATCGACGGCGGAGTCAAGAGAATTCATTTTCTATTCTATTCCAATAAAAAATAATAGTACAGGACGTTCCGTATTCATTTATTTCTTGGTATCGTTCGTCAGCAACTTCTGCTGCGTAATCAGCCGTGACGCAATGTTCATCGTCTCCAGTTCCTGAAGAAGAAGCTTGGTCGCGTAGGGGATATTCACGTGGCCGAAGTTGGTACTGTTGCCGCAACCGCGGCAGGCCCAGATACTCTGTTCGGGATTCGCAATGGCCAGCAGGCCACAATCTTTACAGGAGTAGCACGAGAACGCGTCGGAACACTCCATGAGTCGCTCCTTCGTGAATTCGGCCATACCGTGTGCGACGACACAATCGCGCTCCATTTCCGTTTCTACCTCGCTCCGTTGAGTATTTCTTCTCAACATCATCGCTATTCATAACTCGTACCAATGATACTGTGTATGGACACCATTGATACTTATTACAAACACTCTCACGAGTGGGACTGGACTATATCTTAAGCGGTTATTACACCGCCCACTACCATTTAGTCTCTGCACCTTTTCCATACCTTTTCAGGGTTAGGAACTTGGCTCAGGATTGTCTCTAGTCTAACATTGTGCCTGTACCTACTAGTTTTCCCAGTAGCCATCCAGCCCTTTCGGAACTGAACTTAGGAGTTAGACGTGAAACGCCATTTAATACCGCCTGCTTTTTTATTGTTATTTTTACACGATTTTAAGATACTACTATTGTCAATGCCTGTTTGAATAGATGCCTCTTTAGCAGATTTATATTGAATACGTGCGCCGTGTTCATCAATATAGTATACTGCCCTTCTGAATATTTTATGATTATTTAACTGTATAGAGTGTCGCATATTTTCTTTCTGTGTCACGATTTCAAGATTATCTAAGTTATTATTCCCTTTATCGCCATCAATATGATTAATTACATATTGAGATGATACTGGTTTATAATTTAGATAGGTAATCGCAACAAGAACATGTACATACATATCTTTGTATTTTTTGTCATTTGATTTCAGTTTTAATTTACGATAACCATTCGGCAATACTGTTACGCATGCCAGACGCTTGATATGTTTACTGTATATTTCACCCTTTTTAGAAATCATGTAGTTTGTGTACGTTGGAATTTCAACGAAGTTGTCAAGATTAAACTCCGTTGTATTTGTCGTCCTTTTATCAGTCCTACTATGTAATGTATTGTCCCTATAAGTGAGATACTCAAGGTTTGACAAGTGATTGTCTAGTTTGTTCTCATTTATATGATTCACTACATATTTTCCTTCAGATGGTTTCTCAAGGAAATGTTCTGCTACAAGTACATGGACATTGAATGTTTTCTTTTTGTTATCCTTAGATAGAGTTATAGAATTATATCCATTGCGTACATAGAACTTTAGATTTCTATTGGTTGTGTTATTGCGCACTGTACCTGTGTTGGACACAGAGTAGTTATCATAATTAGTGATAGGTTTCCAAATAGTGTGAGGCATTTTATAGTAGTATAGAATAACTGTAGCGGTATCAAATTTTGTTCGGTTTGAGAGTTTCCCTGAATTTGATAGTGTAGCCCCTCCATAAGGGACTAGCACGACTTTTAAGTCGTACTTTGGCAAAGTTTTACCAAAACGGAGGCCACCTTCACGTGCCCTACCTTCGGCCGGCTGACGAGTGAGCATGACCAGCGGGCCTGACGCACGGCTGTGCATCTTGTCGGCCGAGCAGTGACGCAGACGCTGGTAATAACACGGTCCGATGAAGATAGACGTCTCCATCATGCGACCCGTGTATCCATTGTACATGATTTCATTTCCATAGGGCTCCATACCATATTGGTCCCGCAGAATCGTGGCAAGGTCCTCCACCTGCGTATCACCGAACGGCGAGCCGTCGCCGAGGCAACCCGCCATACAACCAATCTTGCTCATCAGCGTCTCCATGAGCTGTGCGACGGTCATACGAGACGGAATGGCATGCGGATTGATGATGATATCAGGAACGATGCCCGAGGCCGTCTGGGGCATGTCTTCAGGGTTCAGAATCATACCCATGGTACCCTTCTGGCCATGACGACTCGAGTTACCTGTCCATACAATACGGCCATGACGACGAACAAGGAAGACTTCCGTTGGAACACGCAGGCAGTAGACCTGGCCATTGTAAGGGGCGAGCACCTCGGATTGCCCGTTTTGCTCATTGACATGGCCGTGATTCATAGTAGGGCGAAGACGAGTGCGACGAATACCGATGTCCCAGTTAATTGCAGTTGTTGTGATAATTCGTCCATCTGACATCGACGTAGCATGTCCGACATCATAGCGCTTCGCGTAGTAGGAAGTGTATCCCGCATGCTGACACAGAATCTGTAGATCGTCGCGAAGACGGATAGACGAGGTGGAATAGTGAAGAGATGTCGCTGTTTCATGGCCATCACCCAGACACATGCCGGCAATGAAGATGCGGGCCTGGCGAGCACTCAGGTCAAACGCCCAGGAGGGTACAGATTTGTTTGTTGCACCCACATTATAATTGGAGAAGTACTCCGCAAGAGTGCGATGATTGATATAGAACTTCAGAGTAGAATTCACAAGATTGTATTTTAGTCCAATGGTTTCACATGCGTTGATAAGCGCCTCTTGTACACGGGGCTTATTTGCGGCAAATTCCATGCGATAGATGGAATCCTTTTCAGAAAGGTACGTCCATCCCTCTGCCATCCAGATGCCACAGATGGTGAGGAGAGCATCCATCTTTTCTTCGGCAAATACCTCCTCGCCGATGGTGAGTTCATAGTCCTCTACATTTACTGCGCCATCCGACTGATAACGAACACGCTTGCCAATGATCTCCTCTGCCTTGATAAGTTCATAATTCGGCTTGTCACGGCGCTGAACCCACATGCGATGATTGAGAGTCGTACGCAGGCTAACACCCTGACTTTCTACTTCATACAGGTCGCCATCATGGTCAAAGACCAGTGTCTCTAGTGGCTTAACATACTCCATATGGCCCGTATTCCTGTTGAGCTGTGCTACCTCATCCTCCAATGTCACGTCTGCGATGGGAACCCATCCACGATTACGGGTCATCACATCATGATCAGGCGTCAAACAGAACTTATCCCCAATCTCAGGAATGCGGTCCTGTCGCATACGAATCTTGACGAAGTTGTATCCCTCGCCATTACGATTCTTGTAAATCTTGTCCACATAGCCGCTCTCGTTGTTACGCGGCAGCTTGCTAACATCGCGCTGCTTCTTGGCACCAGCCGGCAGAACCGCACCCGTGGGGACGCGAAGAGGGACAACCTTACCAATCAACACGTCATCGGGCGTGACATAGGTATCCTTGGGAACGAATCCATCCTCGCCCAGCTTATCATAATGGGCAATCTTCATGTGCTTCGTTTCCGTCACGTCAGGCTTACAGAACTTCTCCTCTTCGCCGCTGCTCTGATTCTTGCGTTCCTCGTCCTTGTAGGTACGGTAGAAGATGGAGCGGAATCGGCCACGCTCCAGTGCCGCACGATTAATCATGTTGGAATCTTCCTGGTTGTAACCCGTGTAGGTCATGATGGCGACAATGACATTTTGACCCGCGGGCAGCGACTGTGCGCCATAGAAGCGGCTCATGTACGAGGACACCATGGGCTTTTCGGGATAGGACAGGACGTGGGTGATGGCGTCGAACCGCTCACGGAAGTTGAGGGCGTAGATGCCCATGGCTTGTTTTCCCATCGAACTGTTGTGCGAGCCAATGTTGTGACTCGTAATGAAGCTGTGGTGCGAATTATCGACGGTGATATCGGCGATGCGAACACGGTCATGTACCTCCATGGATACAACGGGCACGAAGACAATGCGGTCGCGCACGGTCATTTGCTCACAGACCACGTCACAATACTCGTGCTCTTCGAGGCGACGCATGGTAATCTCGCGGCCCAACTTCATGGCACGCTCGATGTCTCCCACGCGCGCAACCGTTGTACGATACTTTTCGGCAATCTCCTGACGGGTATGGTCCTTCGCAATGTCGTCACGAATGGCCTGAATGACGCGCACGTACTCTTCTACCAAGCGAGTCTTGTACTTCAGGTATTCGACGGTCTTGAAGCTATCCGTAATCTTTCGCGTGTCATAACGGTAACCGATGACATCGTAGTATCGAACGAGATTCTCTGACTTGTCTGCCAGTTTGACGCCTACCACGTATCGGTCCTCTGCGCGCTCATAGACGCGTTCTACAACCTTCGCCTCCACACCGAAGTGCGCAAAGAGTTGCTGAACTTGCGTCATGAATGCGATGAGGCTGTCCTTGTACGCTACACGAATCTGATTGCTTGTTTCCGCACAGACAAAGTTCTGGTTGTTCTCCGTGCGGTTGTAGCGAATCTTACATCCATCGCCACCTTGAAATCCACCCAGGAACTCACGCTTGACATTGTCCGAGCCCGTCATAATCCAGGCAGGAACAGGAAGACGCTCCACTTCCGTGTTACGACCGAGCGTAACACCTAGACAGGCGATGAACGATGCGAATGCGCCATTGTGATTGATGTTGTACGCGGTCATCTTGTAACCACGCACCACTGTGGAACGCTGGCGAATGTGACACGGCTGGAATCCGAGGGAAGCCACTTCCTGCTCAAAGTCCTTGGCATCTTGTTCGGCACCAAAGTCGCAGGCAACCTGGCACATCGCATATTCTTTCTTGCGATAGACGTTGATGGAACCATCGGTCTGAATGAATCCAAACATACGTGCCAGCATGGGAAGGCGCTCATCATTCGCATAAAGCGGGCAAAGTCCAAGTGACTCCAGAAGGAGCAGATGCTTGACAATCAGCGAGTCCTTGACTCCGTACTGCTGAAGAGTGTGTTGCATCTGCTCCTTGCTAATCGCCACTACCTTCGCAGGCACGTTCGAATCCGCGAAGACCCAGTTGGGCAGAATACCAATCTTCCTGTTCGGACTCTTGTACATATCACCCACGGACTTCCAGCCCTCTTCGGTGATGAACGGATGGTTGTCCGTGGCCACAATCTCGCGTCCAGCGTGTGTTACCAACTGATAGATGGTCTTGTCGGTCTCGCGAACGTACTGATGGATAACCGCAACGGATTCCATCTTGCCACTCACGGGGTCGAAACTCATGACCTTCTCACCGACCTCGACGTCCTTGATGGCCTTGCGTTCACCCGAGGCCATCAGCACCTTTTCTTCCTCCCAGAGGCACTGGTACGCATTACGAGGCGACTGATTGTGGTCAGGGAACGGAATGAAAGACGCGGTGGTGCCAAGCATCATGCTCGGGTGGATTTCGCAGTGCGTATGAGATGCGTCCTTCACACAGCTCTCATAATCCATGGCAACGTAGGCGCAATCCGTCTCACCCGCATCCATGTACTCCATGAGGTGCTTACCACTCGGGCTCTCCCACAGAAGCAGTTGATTCCAGTCATGAATGTCCAGAATCTGCTGCTTGAGCACACCCGTCTTGTCCGCCGCAATTTCTCGCAGCGCAGGAGCGTAGTACACGGGACGAATCATACGACCCGCCTCGGTAGTAATCCACAGTTCCTTAAAGGCGCTCTTCCAGACGATGCCTGTGTAGATGTGAATCTTGCCCGCGCGCTTGGCCTTGCGGAGCGCATCCACCACTTCCTGGCTGTCCTTGTTCAGCAGAATACCAATCCAGGAACCGTTGAGGAAGACGCGCGTATGCTGATGGAGTTGTTCGATGGTGGCGTCCTTCAATGATACCAACTTCTCCAGACGATGGAGAAAGGAGTAGACCGTGACAGGTGAACTGAAGATGGTGATACCCGCGGTCGTGGCCATATTCTTGGTGACACCGACACCATGGCCTTCTGGCGTCTCGCACGGGCAGATGTTCTGAATTTGCGTGTTATGCTGCTTACGAGGCGCAATCAGCTTGCCCGTCTTCTCAATGGGCGTGGAGATACGACGCAAGTGCGAAATGGTCGCCGAGTAGTTCATGCGATTGAGCACCTGCGAGACACCGATTTTCG